TTTGTTGCTCAGGCACTTATAAATAATGTTAAACTATAGTGTTGCGGAATTAAGGATACCTTTCAATACTTTTGATAATTTTACGGTGCCAAATGCGGCATTAAACCAATCCTCGGCAGATTTGTTAAATATCTTACCTTGGTTGTAAACCCAAACGGTATTAATACCTGGAACAACATAAGGTGTATATTTGTTCTCATCTACCATCATCTCTTTTGGCTGAATGCTAGACAATAATGGCATGCTACTGGTTATCTCACCATCCTTGTTGCGTTCTATCACATTGATTCCACTCAATTCTTGAAGGAACGTTTTGTTTGCGAATGCCTCAATGTTACTTTGGCTGTAATATGCCAACAAGTCTGTTATATCAGTTGTCTTAGGCACAAGTCCAGCATCAACACCTTCCATATAAGTACTTACCTTTCGAGGCTTTTCATTAGGACTCTTTGTGCGCTGCCTGCCTTCCACCAAATCAGCATAAGCCTTATCATCGCTTTTTTCCTTGTCCCACCGATGGTTTACATAGTCTTTAGTATAGCCTATGTCCTCTCTTACAGTATGACTATCTTTCAACCAAGTGAACGTCTTATCATACCATTCTCGGATTTTGTCAAGGAGTGATTGCATTTCTTCACTCAGATTCTTATACTCAATACCTTCTGGAACAATACACTTCAATACAACTAGTAATACATGCTCGGCTAAGATGTCCGTACCATCTACAGGCACGAAACCTTCCTCTCCAACATGATTGTCGTTGATTGCTTTAGCCATTTTACTTGCGACTTCTGTCATAGAAGGAACATCGTCATAAACAATAGTTTCCTTGCCATCCTTTTCTATCTTATGACTCTTTGAAGCTAGAGCTCTCAACTCATCTGTAAATGGCTGAATAGCATCAATATCTTTTGCGGTCACATGAATATGTCCGTTTTCAAAAGCACCAACCGCATTCATCTCATCTGCAATATCACGCATTCTTCTAGGAGCCTCTATAATATAAGGGATAGCCTCAGCCATTTTCTTTGCCTGAGTCTTTGGAGATTTGCCTGTTACTGTTTCTTTAACGGCATCAGCAATGGCATCAGCCTTTTTTCCAAGATAGCTAGCATTAGCCATCTTGTTAAGTTCTTGCTTAACGCTATTAATAAAGATAGCATCATCTGCAGATGCGCTCTCTATATTCTTTCTACGATAGATAACAGCATCATGTACGCTACGAGCTGCACCCTCCTTGCTCACGTCCGTACTCGTCACCTCGGCCAAGTCCTGCATCACCTGCTGTTCCAGGTCATCAGCCTTCGGATTGGTCTCTGCCGGATAAATCTTACCCTCATACAAGTCCAGATCGGCTTGTTGCTGCTCCAGAAGCTCATGTCTGGCCAACCAGTCCTCATATTTGCGTTTCACCTCCTCCTGCTTCTTCTTTTCGAAGGCAAACATATCAGGCATAGGGTCTTCCTGGTCCTTCATGGCATCCTTCCATTTCTCATATTCGTGAATACGAGTCATGTAGGCGCCATCCTCTTCACCTTCCATGCGGATAGGCAAACCAGTAGGCTCCTCCCCTGCAAGATGGTGTCGCTCACGCCAGTCTTTATTGAGCTGTGCCCATTCCTTCTTGCCTGCCTCATCCTTGTCGATGTCGTAGAACATAGGAGGCTCAGGGTCATTCTCATCCTCACGTGCATTCTTCCACTTGCGCCATTCCTGCACACGCTTCATATACTGTACCATACTCTCGCCCTTCTTCTGGCGAGGCTTGCCGTTCTTGGCTCCCTCACCCAGCGAATCCTTGATTTCAGCATTGCTAGCCTGCTTCATCATGGCTTCCTGCTTCTCCTGAGGCATTTCGTCCCAAACGTGCAGAGCCTTGCCAGCCTTCATCAGGTAGTATCTCAAATCCTTGTCATTCAAAAGTCCAGGCACACGAATACCCAGCTTCTTCAATACCTTGATAAGATAATGCTTGATCTTGGTCCAAAGAGAAAAGTCCTCAGCAGTCTTAGGACCCTCCTCAGCCAAATGAGCGATATACTCCTGCGTTCCCACATTCATGCGGTCATGCTTCTTCCAGTCCGGATCATACTCATTGGCTATCTCCAGAATCTTGCCGCGAGTGCTTGCTGCGACAGAATTATAAACGAAATTAGCGAATTTTCTCACCTTATCTTCGCCACCCAGCAGCACTTCCATACCCTCATGGCCTATCTTCTCATGGAAGACGGTTCTCTGCGCCTCATTCGCATCAGCACAGTTAGGCAGATAAACATGCACCGTGTGCGTAGTAGGGTCATACCATCCGGTAGCCCCATTCTTCACATCACTCAGATAAGCATCCGGAACCTCATCCACAGAAGTGTAAACCGTAGCCTCAGCACCACCTAGCTTATTGGCAGTGTTCACCACCTGGTCACTCACTTGTTTCTGCTTGTCAGCATCCCAGTTATTCTTGAAGATAGATTTTCCAAGTCTAGCCAGTACATTTCTGCCCGATAAGTCATCCTTATTCAGCAGAGGAGCAATCACACTCTGGGTCAACTGCACCGGAATACCATTGCCAATGATGGTATGTGCCAAAGATTCCGTCTTAGGCAGCAGATAGTCATCGCCCAGTCCGGTAATTCTTGCCAGCACCCTGCCATCAGCACGCAAAACCTTTCCGCCCGGCATGATGATCACATCTCCGCTCTTGGTTCTCAGCGTAGGCAGAATCTCATCCCCATAAGCATGAGGAATCTTGCCATCAGCATAAGCACTGCCCATCACATAAAGAGGCTTCTCCACCTTCTGCCAGTCAATACCGTCAGCCTTCAATCTGGCATCCATCCATGGAGCCACACCGCTTTCCTTCACTGTCAGAGTAGGAAGAATATCCTCCACAGCCTCTAGCCATCCACCCTTGTGTGGCTGCTTCTTAGGCTTCTCAGGCAGTTCTCCGTCCTTCACGGCTCTCACGATCAGTCGCTCCCTGTTAGTATAGCCGCCATAATCTGCAGCATTATACACATCAGCATCCCAAGTATAGCCGTTCTTATCCAGTGCCTGGGTGATAATCTTCATCGCCTCAGAGTCTTTGTAGCCCTTCACGTTCTCGATGGTCACCACTCGCGGCTTTACGGCATTGATAAAGTCGGCAGTGCTCTTGGCAGTCTCCTTGTCAAGCTCCACCTCGCCCCCATTGCTCTTGGCCTGCGAATAGTTCTTGCATACAGGCGAAGCATGGAAATACTCAACCTCACCATCAATATGCTTCACCAGTTCCTTCGGATCCACGTCTCTCACGTCAGCCGTCACAATATGCTGTCCGAAGTTATTGCGATACACACCGCTTATCTTCCGGTCATACTCCACAGCCACCACTGGGTCGATAATGCCCTTCAATCCCTCTTCAACCAGACCACCACCACTAAAGTAAGTGCCAGCCTTCATCAGCGAATCAGGGTGCTTCTGCAACTTCTGCTCCACTATCTTGTAACTAGCCCTAGCATTTCCGGACACTATCTGCGAATCTCTAGGTACATCCTCTGTTTCCTCAGCCAGCGAGTTTCTGCGCTCCTCATCGGTCATGCCCAATCGCTTCTCCACATTTCTCGATTCTACCTCACCTGCCAACTTTAGGTATTCTTTGTAAGAATCAAAGTCAAAACGTGTACTTTCATTCAGGCGAAAACGTTTGATAGTATCATCCATACTTCTATCAGCATAGCCACGTGCAAAGTAATTGAAACCCTTAATACGTGTCTCTTTATCTGGAAGTTCATCAGACATATCTAAATCCTTATATTCCTCAACAAGGGCTTTTTCTACCTCCGATTGATTATACTCACCTCCCATTTCCTTGGCCTTTTCTTCCAATTCATGAGCATAAGCACGTGCCTTCCACTCGTCTTGCGCTTCCTTAAATTCTTTTTCCATTTGTTCAGGTGATCCACCTTTGCCAAAGCCCTCTATATACTGGATAGCATGCTGAATCTCATGAGCAAGAGTCAATTTGCCTTCATGATTCAAAGCTACTTGTGTACCTTCAAATCGAACATCTTTTTTAGATGGAATTGAGTTTCCCAAGCGTACCAACTCTGCTACCTTTGGATTTCCTTTCTCCAGTTCTCTAAAATAGCTATCCTCTTTTAGTTCTTCCTCTGTATAGCCACCATAAGCATCTATCGCATCATCCGCAAGTTCTTTGTCTTCTCCCGTAAGAGAGTCCCAAAAATTATGAAACTTTTCAAGAGCTGCCTTTATTTCCTTAGCATTGGAAGGCTGAGAATACTTACTATCAATAGATACTGCATTCGTTCTTAATGCAATATTATTATGAAGCTTGTCATACATACCTTCGAAAGCAGTATTTCCAACTAACAGAATATCAATATTCTTCAAACTAGGATAAGCAGCAAACAAGTTCTTGTCATCAATCAGATTAGACAATTTGCATAAAGGCTCCTTATAAGGAGAATAAGGCCCTACATGCAATATATCTATATCAGCATCTACGGTAATCGGCTTGTCAGCCTTGAAATCCGGCATTTCATATCTCCACTTGCCATCAGCACCACGTTCCCAACCAGTAGCATATTTTATAGCTATAGGTTTTAACGCATGTTCTTCCATGACTTTCGCCACCTTCAAGTTATCCATGCGATAGGTCTTTTCCTCAGCCTTATCAGCCTCAGCCGCACCCTTCTCACCACCAAACATAAAGCGAATATCGCTCTTGCGAGAATTGAAACGCTTAGAAGGAGGAATAACGTCACCCTCATCATCATAGGTAACAAGGTCGTTCAACTTTCTATTATTCTTGGCATTCTTGTATTTATACTCCTTGCCATCATCAAAGCCAAACTCGTTTGCGTCATTACCATCCCACCACAGTTGAGTAGCCGGAACTTCGTCTTCAATGATACGATATTTGCCATCCAGTCGGTTCGTTCCGTGCATTTCGGCATATTTCTTAGAAGGAGTAACCCAGTCACCATTACGCAACTTTCCTTCTTTCACAGAAGTTGGAACAGCACGATAAACCTTTACCTTAACATCCTTCTCGCCATTCTTAATGGCATCAATAGCCGTATTGATGGCTTTCACAGATTCCAATCCATGAGGAGTGTTCTGCGAATAACGCTCAGGGTGAGAGAAGTAATCATCCGGCTGAGGAGTGTACCCCAAAGCCATATCCTCCAGGTTCACATCCGAGCCACTGGATTCCCAATCGTCACGTCTCGCCTTGTCGCTTTCATATCCAGGGTTTCCCGGTGCAGCCCACGCACCTACACCTTGATATGCGCTTTCGGTATCATCATAGCCCTTGCGTCTGGCAGCCTCATCAAGCATTTCCCTGGCAGTAGCATCATCACCTTTGGCAAGAGCATCCATATACTGCTTGTCAAGTTGATCATCAGGAATCAGAGAAAGTTCCTCCAGGTGCTTTTGGCGCTTGGCTTCCTCTTCCTCTGCTCTCTTTCTTGCGGCTTCCATAGCGTTACGCTGCGCCTCCACCTGTTTCTTGCGCTCCTCAATCATGGCATCAAGGTCGCCAAAGTTCTCCTTCAAGGCTTCATTTACAGGTTTGGTGTACTTAATAATATCCTTAAATGAGGAAATCTTGTCTTCATTTGCCTGCAATAAATATCGTTTGATGTTTGCTCTGGCACGTGCAGCCTCAGCAGTAGAACCCTTCTTAACAGCATTGGCGTACATCGCCACATCTGCCTCATCAACCCCAAATTGCTGAGAAACAGCCTTTATTTTATCCTCTACAGATAAATTTCCACCATTTCCCTTGGCGGTTTCGATATTATTTCTTATCTTTGCATCGCTATGAGGATTCAGGACGCTATCCTTTCCGCTTGGGTTATTTGCGGATGGAGTTAATGCCGAACCTTGATTCTCGCCCAAGGAATTAGAATCGCCTCTGAAACGATTCCATAGCACTCTTGATTCCGTCAATTCTTTCACAACTTTCGAAGGCTCTATTTGATGTGCGCTAATCGCCACTTCCTCTTCACCCTGCTTTACTGTTATGGATTCATAGTTCAGAATCTTGTTTCCATCAGCCTTTTTAAAAGATTTGATAAACAGATATTTAGTCTGTCGTTCCGCACCTTCTTTTGGTGCAGACTTCTCCAAGATAACGTCAGGACGCTCCAGGGTAGGCTTCAACAGACCAAATCTTTTGATTCGGTCGTTTCTTCCTGCTTTCTTATATTGGTTTTCACCAAGTTTGATACTTCCAATAGGAGTCGTAACACGGCTATCCTTACCAAATTCTTTCTGCCAGTTCTCTTCCGTATGTTCTAGAATCCGTTCTTGTTCAGCATTATCTTCCATCTGTTTACGCAAAGACACTGCATCTTCCTTAGTCATACGAGACTTCACGTTACGTGGGTCCACCCCATTCGCCAAGTCTCTCAACACAAGGTTACGAATATCTTCCAAGGTCATTTTCTTAATGTCCTCAGGCTTCCACTTCGTAAATGTATCAAGAGTCCAATACCAGAACTTCTTCAACCAATTCTTCAATCGGTTGATGATAGTAAGTTCTTTAGCGGTGTCTAACGGATTTTCCTTAATGGCATCCTTCGCCATCTGTTCCAAGATGGCAGCACCGTCCTCACCGGTCAGACGAGCAAAAGCCTCATCGCAAATCTCATCATCGCTCAAATGCTTATAGTTCTCATCCTCCTTCAAATCAGCAAACAGTTGAGTCTGCTTAATCAACTCATCGCCATGGGCAATAAGCTCCGGATTCATTTCCTTGGCAGCAGTGCGCCAAAGATGCTGGTACTCATGGATAGGAGTATTAGGATTCAGATGCTCCTGGTTCAGCACAATCTCCTTGCCATCAGTGTAGCCATAAACCACACCCTTATTCTGGGCAAACTTGGTATGATCAACTATTTTCATATCCTCAGGCTTGAAGATAACATAGTTGGTATCACCTTCCTCTGCACCACCAAAGTTACGACCAGCTTTATACTTGATGCCAGTGTAGCCAAGAGAAGACAGAAACTTACTAACTGCACGACTAGCATTTACATCTTTCCACTTCTTTGTTTTTCTTAAAGCATACATTAGAAAATCATAGGAATTACCGCCAAATGAACCATCAAAAGAAAAACCACGCTTTTTAAAGTTGGCAAAATCTATTTTTAATCGCCTTAATTCTTTAATAATTGTATTCTTCTGTTTATCTGTCAAAGGAGCATCCCAATCCAGATAGTTGCTACCATTATCATCAGGTATATCCACCTCATAGAGATTATGGTATGGCTCAGCCAACTTCTTCATTTCATTGTAGTAGTCAATCTTTTCCTGCTCTGTGAACTTGTCATTCATGGCTATTTGCTTATCACCATGCAGGAATGATCCTAGAGTAGGATATTTCTTGGCGAACCTTGTACCATTGGAATGCTGAATGCGATAATATGCCCTAGAAGGGTCATTGTCCATCAGAGTAGCATAATTCTTTCCTATCATCTTAGATGATGTAACATAGCCACCCCAACCAAATGCTTGTGAACCTTCACCCTCACCCATGTGGTCGAAGTCAAACTCAGAAAAGCTAGCACCAGTACCATGATAAGTACGCAAGAACCTCACTCCCGGCTCAGCAACAGCCTTCAACTGTCTGTCCAAATCCTTATATTTCGCAAACAAGGAATCAAGTTTATCTTGATATTTCTCAACAGCTTTATAATCAAACTCCCTCCAAACATCATCAGGAATATCGTTTTCAGAAGCCAGTCCATGCTCATCCATGTACTCCTTCATCAGCTGATTTTGATACTCCTTACGTTCCTGCCCGGTTGACTTATAAGCCTCCTCAGTCTCCTTAATCTGCTTTTTCAACTCATTCTTCTTACTAGTCTGCGCATCAATCTTATATGGGTCAAACTCCGAAGGAAAAGAGCCAGTAAGCCCAGCCACATTGTCCTCAAAGCTCTTATCGAGATTAAACACCTTGTAGTTACCCCACATCAGTCTGTTCAGGTAGGTACGTTCCTTTCTTGCCAGTTCCTGCTTCTGGTAGTACTCCGGCATCTTATTCGGATTGCTCATATCCACCACGGCATACTGCGCCCATTTGTTTGGTCGCAAATCCTTGGCAAAGTTATAAGCATTCTCGGCAGCCTGTTTCTCCTCAGGAGTCTTAATCTTAAATCTCATTTCAGGCTGATTCAGCAGCATGGCAAGATTCAGATTATCCTGCGCCTCAGCCACCTTCTCCATATCCTCGTTACTAACCACCTTCACCGGTATGCCAGCCTTCTTTAGCATGGTAGAAACAGCATCATAAGCCACCTTCTGCGCCTCCGTCATTTCCGAAGGCTTAACCTCCTTCACATCGCGGTGAAAAGGAAGATCATCCATATTCATCGGTGCATCAAAAGGAAGAGCTTCATTTGCTTGCTTAGCCTTTTTCGCCTGTTCCTTCTGCACCATAGCATACTCCGCAAAAGGCTTAGTCTTGCGGTCAGAAGACTCCAGCCATTTGTCAAAGGTAGCCTTAGGCACAGCAGTAACCTTACCAAGTCCCTTCCAGCCCTTGGAGTAGTTGGCAAGATAAGCCTCTGTTGCAGTCTCCTCAGAAGGATAGCCATACATCACCTTATGCTCATCAAACTCTCCGGTCTCTTGGGTCACCTGGTCAACAACATAAACGTTACCATCAAAAGAATCAAGGTCAGCATCATTGATGAACATGTCGATATGGTCACCATCCACGCCAATCTTGCCCAAGATGTAGCCATAGGTGTCGTGCATGGTCACGCTCCAAGGCTTGCCCTGCTCATCCTTACCGCTGCGAGTCACGCCCTTTGGAGTCTCAACAGTAAAGTCATATCCCCCAAAAGTCAAATGCCCCTTCTTATAGTTTCCTGCCTTCTTCTGCGCCTCTGTAGGCTCAGTCTCCGTTTCAGCGATAGCATTTTTCAGTCTGTCCGCAAAAGAGGCATTCTCAATATTCTCATCACTCTCAATAGCACGAATGGCATCAGTAAGCGGCTTTACAGTCGCACGTTTCACCTTATATAATTCATCCTTCTTCTTAGCCAACTTAGCCTGCGCCAACTGCCCAGAAAGATAATCATGCCCCAAATCACTTGCTATCAGGGCATCTGTCAATTCCTTCTGAGCTTTCTTGACAGCTTTCTTATCACCGCTCTCAACAGCACTCTTCAAGGCATAAGCAAAAGGAGTAACAGGCTTCAATGCTTCATTAATAGACTCATCATAAGTATTGGCATTTTCAACCTTCTTCTTACGCTCATTTGCGCCCTCTCTACGCTCATACTCATCAGCAGTGAAATACTCAAATTCCTCGTCAATACCTTTCAAAACATCACTAACCTCCTTAAACTCCTCATCAGAAAGAGTCTTCAAAAGTTCGTCCATGTCATAAGCAACATCAACTTCCGGCACATCATCAGGATCAACTTCTCCCTGCCCCATCAGGTCCCAGTACTCCTTCTGCTCTTTTGCCAATTCTACAATCTTGTCAAAGGCTTCGCTATGAGTACCGTTCTCTTTCATTTCCTCCTCCTGGCGCTCAACGTCTCGCATCAGCTGCTCAACATTGGCCACCTTATTATTTAAGGTGTAATTCTTTATGTCTGAGTAGCTTTGAGCACTGCCAATGAGATCAAGGAAAGCACTTCTGATGTCGTGATCCGTATATCCCATTTGCTTAAGATTCATAGGCATATCATCATACAGACTGTGTACAAACTCCGGAACGGTCTTACCCTCGCCTTCCTTGGCAAGAATCTGCAGCTTCTCGAAGTCCTTTCGTCCCAAGCCTGTTTCCTGCTGAATACCATTAGTGAAGGCACCACCCTTCTCCTTGCCCTCATAGTTCAAGGTGAAACGGCCGATATTGTTAGCCACATACTCTTCCGGGGTATTTGGCTCAGTGTCATTGAAGTCGGTTGCGCCTCTCACTTCTTCATAGATGGAATTAAGCTGGTTCATATTACCATTCTTGATGGCATTCTCCACCTTGATGGCACGCTGCTCTGCAGGAGTCATATCCTCCACAGCCTTGGCTCTGGCTTCCATATTTTCCTTACGATAGAGTGTTTTCAGCTTATCAGCCTGAGCCTTCAACTCCTTGGCAGATTCAGTAAGATTAGCCTGTCTAGCCTGCAACTGGGCCTTGGTCGTGTTCAGCTCCTTAATCTGCTCTGGCTCCAGGTCTATCTCTCCATTCACATAGCGATCAAGCACCTTATCAACACCATCAATCTCTCGCTGCACCTCATCCGACTGAATGCGATAGATACGCTTGCGCTCTGAGGCAATAAAGTCACTAGCCTCATCCATAGTAGGATATTGCTTCTTTAATTCCTCATCACTAAACACGGCAACCTCGCGTCCCTCTATAGGAGCAACGTCACCTTCATTCACACCAGCATCGGCAATCTTCTGGGTTCGGTCTGCCTTGATAGCCTGAGCCTCCTCAGGAGTCATCACGGCAGAACGAATCTTATTCCAATTGTCGAAACGAGCCTGCAGATCTGCAATCTGTCCCTCCATCTGCTTATTAGCCAAAGTCCTTGTCTCGGCATTCTTCGGGTCCAGATCAGCATTGATGGACAACCATTCCTCATTGCTGGCAATATGATCTCTGAGCTGGTTGATACGCTTCTGCAGGGCTTGTTTCTCGGCAACAATATTAGCGAAAAGCGCCTTGCGGTCTTCCCCGGCTGTTTCTTGCAGATATTCTGCAGCCACCTTAGGGTCAGTCTGAGTATCAGAATAGTCTGGCTGACCAGCTGCATACCCGAAGATACCCTTCTTATACCGTTCCTGCTTATCAGTCTCAGCCTGCTTCAACTCAGCCATTTCACGCTCACCATCCTCGCGATCCAAACGCTCATTAATGGTATTATTGAGTGCATTCGTGCGCCATGCTGCAAACTCTTCTTTAGACAGGGGAAGATAATCTTTGCCATCAGAAAGCACAATCTTTCCGTCCTCGCTATATCCGGCAAAGGTCATGTCAATATTAGCATCACCTTCCTCCATGGCAACCGCTACCCGGTCATTTGGCTTCAAACCGCTGCCATCAAACTGGCTGATAAACTGCTTATTTCTCGCTTCCTTCTGCTGAGCCAAAGAACTCTCGATGTATTCATCAAGCGGAACAGGAGTGCCCACCTCTTTAATCTCAGCATTCGAAACCTGCTTAATCGTAGGCTGTCCCTGCTCATCAGGCACAACAACAAAGCCTCCACCATATTCGTTAGCCTTCTTCAAGAATACCTGCTTACCGCTTGTAAGAGTAGCTGGCACGATGTTTCCATCTTCCGTCTGGTATGGCCAAAGCTGTTCCTTCAAAGCTTCTCCATAGCCATCATCTGCATGCTGCAGAGCATCAATAGCACCCTTCTTGGCATCCATAGCCTCCACATACTTGCTGATAGCCTCTTTCTGGGCAAGAGTAAGATTACCGGCACGCTGAGCCACAAACTGCTCCATGTCTCTGCCTTCATTATACGTCTTGGTCACCAAATCAAACATAGTATCGCTATCTGCAAACGCTCGCTTCAAGCGTCCGGTAGCCAAATCGCTATTATAATCAATAGCCTTCAAAATCCCGGAATCCCCATTCTTATAGGCATTCTGCCCCATAACAAAAGCATCAGAGGCAGCAACATTAGGCGCTGAACTTGCAACCTCAACAGCAGAGTTTGCATCACTCGGACTTGGTACGGAGTTGGTACGGTCTTGGTACGGAGCAGGTTCTTCAGAAACCGGAGGCTCCTGACCACCAGCAGCACCCTCAACAGAAGCTGCACCCTCAACAGGAGCAGCTGGCTTCTCCCCCTCAATACCACTCTGCTCAATCCTCTTCTGCTCATTGCCATGGGCAGTATTATAGAGGTCATCCACCGTCTGCTTCATTTCACGTTTCAGTTCGATAGAGTTGTAAAGCTCCTTAAGATAAGACTCCACCAGTGGCGCATACTTCTTATCTTTCGATTCCAAAGCCTTTCTCAGCGTACCACGAGCCACGCCATGAGAGTCTTCAAAGGTATTCACAAACTCCCTCATCACGGAACTGTTCTCTAAGGCAGAATTATAGAAGTGGCGATAAGCATCAACCTGCTTCTGCTCCTCCTCAGTAAGGAGAATGCCCTTCTGCTGCTTATCCATGATTTCCTTGATGGCACCAGCATTCTGATGAAGATAAACCGCTGCCTTATCCTCATCCGTCAATTTCTCACCCATATTATATTTCTGGGCTGCCTGATTGTATAAACCATCAAGATGCTCCTGGGTAAACTCATTATGGAACTCACCTTCCAGCACAGAAGCCAAGCCAAGAGTCTTCTCATACTCCAGTTTCTTATCAGCCTTCTGAGCATCATCAAGCGAAGAATACTCCTTTCTCTCAATGATACCGCCATCCTTATTCAAGGTTTCGAGATAAACCTTGCCGCCATTATCCATAGGCTGTACGATGACGGAATCCACTACAGGAGAGAAAGAAGAAGGGCGCTTGCCTTCTACAACTGCCATCATCTTAGCCTTCAACACCTCCGGAACACTCTTGTCGTTCATCAGGTTCATATACTTCTGGGTAAGCTGTCCATCAAGTCGCTGGGCGTTCTCACCCTCCACGGAATACTCCCCGATGCCTACCTTCTCGAAGGCATCACGAAGATCCTCATAGCCGAATCGCTTCAACTCGGCAATATCCTGATCCGTGAAGTCATATTTCTTGTTAAACTCCCTCGCATCCTTGAATCGGGCATACTTGCCCACCATACCCGGTAAACCGATAGCAGTAAGGTTCGCCATACTTTCGAGGAAGCTCTCTGCAGCATCCTTGCCTGTAGGCTTGAAGTTCGGATCCTGCGCCATACGCTCCAGCATCTGATGACCAGTCATAATGCCCGAATCAGCAACCTTACCACCAATATCTGCCAGAATATTGGTAGCCAAACCTCTGCCCTTGCCTATCATATTAGCAATAGTATTACCCTGCATGATAACACCTAAGGCACTCTGTTTACCTCCCTCTAATAAAGTATCAAGTGCTATTTTCCACCCAGAAGGATTGTAAATCTTGCCATTCTCATCAAACTGACCAGTGCGGTATTTTTCATCAATAGGCTTCGAGATTGCAGACTGACCGCCAAAGGTAACAGCACCATGCACGGCTCCACTCTTCAAAGCCTCGGTCTTGCTCTTGCCGATAAGCAGTTTAGCGGCACGTGCAGCCATCCTGCTCTCCATACCCTTAGCCATCAGGTCACCTGCCAGTCTGCCCTCAGCCTTAGCCAACATGCTCTTGGTCAACTTGCCACCTGCGGCTCCCGGCAACCAATAACTCCAGGCATCACCTGCAAAGGTCAGAGCACCACTAGCCACGTTCTCCCAGAAGCCCGGCTGATACTGCTGATTGGCAATATCCTCCAGCCAGTTCTGATAGTCCGTCTGAACAGCCTTGCGAATAATCTTACCCACAATAGTGTTACCCAAACCAGTATTTATTATGTACTCAGCACTACCCTTAGGCATCATACCCTTAATCTCCAACTGGTCGAGTTCATTTTTAAGAACAGAATTGATCATCGGCTTGAACTGCTTAGGATCACTACTCAGAGTGCCATTCAAGCCATACCGTTGCATCACCTTAAATGCGGCATTGCTCATGTCATTCAGGAACTTCGGATTCCGGTAGAGCTTACCAAACTTATTCCGCAAACTAGAAAGCACCTTTGCAGGATCCTTGGCCTCGTTTGCCTCATACTGAGCACCAAGTGCTGTACCCAGACGAAGATTAGCCGGAATAAACTGGCTTCCTTCCATTCCCTCCGTAAATGCCTTACTGCCTGCCTCCTGAGCCTTGTTGTACTCATCCACTACAGATGAATCCACATACTTTTTGATAACGCTAGAAAGAGCATCATTAATGTCCTGGTTCATCAGTCTGTCCTGCACATGCTCATCGTGAGCATAGAGACGAGTAGCGATGCCCTCAGCTATGTTACGGTAGTTCGGACCATATTTGTTCACCAGACTCTGCACCATAACTGGTTTTAGAAACTGAGCCACATAGTCATCATAGCTGATACCCATGCTGTCTGCCTCCTGCTTCAACTTATCCTGCACGCCATGGCTATACCATTGCGCTTCAATACTCTGCTCAGCATCCTGCACCGTATCATCAGGCAAAGAAGATACTACCTGGTTGGTAACGTCCATAGCCGAACGGTTGGCATATCTGCCCAGAGCAGACTGCACCATCTTCACTGCCTCCTCATTGCTATTGGCAGTACCATCAGCCAACAAGTCGGCAACCATATTCTCAAAGTAAGTACCCTGCTTATCCGGTCTCTGCTTCCAGTTCTCCAGATAGTTGGCAAGTTTGGCATCCATCAACCCCTCATTATTCACCACACTGGTTGGAGTTGTTACAGGAGCCGCCTCTTTAGATTCAGGAGAAGCTGCATTAGCAGATGAAGAAGGAGAAGCTTCTTCCTTCACTGGCTTTTCCTCACCTTTTACAACCGGCTGAGAAATCGCTGGCGATGGCTGATATGTTCCGTTGCTCGTCTGAACACCAGTAGGAATCATACCCAAGGCTTTTGCAATAAGCCCAGGTTCCTTGTCTGCAGTTTCCGGCTTCTCTTCCTCAGGCAAAGAACCTGTCATCCATTTAGTAAACCATGATCTGTTATCTTCCTTCGGCTTTTCTGCAGCTGGTTTCGCTGCTGGTTGAGCCACCTGCGGCTTAGTCTCTGTAGAAGCATTCTGCCCTACACTCTGAGTAGAAGCAGCTACCTGCTGAGCACCACCAGAAGTAGATGGAGCTGGCTCCAGCACCATCTTGTCAAAGTCTTCCAGTGTTCCCACATCATAGCCCATGTTCTTGGCCTCATTGTAGTACCAGTCACGATCTTCCTTGTTGTTCAAGTCCTTTTTGAAGTCATCATAGCTACCTACCTCATAGCCATTGTTCTTGAACTCATTATAAAAATATTGTCTGTCTTGCTCGTCAAACATACTTTATGTGATTTATGATTAATATTCCGTTATTTTCTTCTCGATGGTGGAACCTTGCTGCCACCGCCCCTACGTGAAGGAGGAATCTTACTGCCACCACCTCCTCTTCGGGAAGGAGGAGTCCGGTCAAACTTCATCTGAGCCTTAGCCCATCTGGAAGCCTGCTGGCGATTCTTTTCATTAGCCCAAGTGCCACCGCGGCCATCACCATTGTCTTTACCTACAGACATGTGATTATTCTCAGCCCACCTGTTTACAAGTTTCCTAAACTTAGGGTCGGTCACATACCTGGTATTGAAATCATCCGCTTCCTTCTGGTTGGCATTCTTCTGCTTCTGTCCCTCTGTTTGCGAATTGATATGCCTAACTTGCGCTCCCTTCACCACTACACTGGCATTATGATCAGCAGCTCCGGCATTGGCATTGTTCTTTTGAGCTGTCAGCAAATCTGCCTTCTTGCCTCTCAAAGCATCCTCAGTTTCCTTCCGGGCTGTACTGAGTGCAGCCTGGGCTGTAGCGGCATTTCCTCTAGCCTGCTCCGTCTGAACCTTAACAGGAGTAAGAGCCTCCTCCTGAATCTTCTGTGCCCCTCGATAAGCAGCCAGTGCCTCATTAGCCTTGGCAGCTGCCTCCGCCTGCAACTGAGCCTGCTTGTCTTTCCGGTCCTTGTAGATATTCAGCAGCATCTGGTCATAGCCCTTAGCTCTCAAAGCATCTGTAGCCTCCCTGATCTTGCGCTGGCGGTCGGTAAGCTCTTGTGCAGATTCAATCTTCTGCGATGGCGCACCTTGTGTAGTACCGATGAAATTGCCAAGATGCATCAGGAAATTGCTCCATTGCTCCATCTTGGCCTGCCTCTCCGCTTTCTTCTTCAAGGCTTCATTGGCAGCTACGGTTTTATCTCCATCACCCAGAGTATTGAGCCATGGCATGAAGACAGACCAGTTTCCATCACCATTTTTCTGGTAATCTCGCATGATGTCATAAGGCTTCATCTGACGCAAGAGAGGGTTCTGCTCTATCTCGCTGTAAGGCCTGCTCCAGTCTATCTTGATACCCTGGTTAGGCTCCACCTTGGTAACTTCCTCGGTTGGCTGCTGGGCAAAAGATTCCTCGCCACCATTCCCAGTAATACCGGTCGTATCTATGACTGTACCCTTTCCCGGTTCTGTATCAGTTGTCTGAACTGGTGCTGCAACCTCCGGCTTCACCACATTATCATCAGGAAAATCAGTAACAGGAGTAACGGCAGTAGCCGGGCGCTTAGGAGTTAAATCATCTAATGTAAATCCCATAACATCCTCCTTTCCTAAATAGGTAACTTACTTGCTGCACCTGCCAGTCCGCTAGTGGCATCCGTGATACCCTGCGCCTTAGAAAGTGCCTTGTCACGCTTGGCTGTTGCGATATAGTTAGTCATCTGGTCTATCTGCGAATCAGCAGTATTCCACACATTTTCTTTAGTCTGAGCGCCCTGTACGGCAGCTTCCTGCATCATCTTGCCCACCTGCTCCTGAGCAGCCTGCTTGCTCAGCGCCACCGCTTCATCAGTTCCACCACTCACGATATTGGTGTTCCTGGCCTTCTGTGTAGCGTTATCCAATACCTGCTGGGCATTGGTCACGGCTACTTGATTCTCCGCTGTCTGCGTAGGATCCTGATAATACAAGTTGTCACGGTGATCCTTCACCTGCTGCAATCGGTCTTGATACATCTGGATATACTGATCATATCCTTTGTTTCGGGCTTTAGCAGCCATCAGTCCACCTGCAGCACTGGCCACACCGCCTAAGATTCCGCCTACAGAGCCGGTAAGCCCCTTGGCAATTTTTCCAATAAGTCCCATAAAAATCGATTTTAAATGTTTAAACAGTGTAAAAGTAATGCGTTTTTCGCTAAGGTTTTTGATAAATTGCGCAAGTCGAGCACCTACTTATCCATTTTTTCGCTATATTTGCACCAGAAAACTATCAGTAACATCAAATAATTAGGTAATATGACAGCACAGAAAGATAAAGAATCCAATCCAAAGAGCAAAAGAAAAAAGACTGGTGGACGTAAGGCTGGTACGCCCAACAAGGTCACAAAAAGCGTCAGGGAAAGCCTCCGTGATGCCATTGTAGGCTATCTCAATGGCAGTAACGAGAATGGATATTCTCTGGAGAATGATCTATATTCTATACAGGAGCCAGCCGGTCGCTTGGCGATGGTGGCAAAGTTCCTACCCTATGCAGCACCAAAATTGCAGTCGGTTTCATTCAATAGCGATGAAACTCGCAATCTGTCGGTAGAAGAAACATTCATGAAGCTTGAAGATGATTTCGAGAAGCAGGAAACCACCATCAACATCAAGAATCTCAAAATTGTTAATAATGGCTAAAACGCAAATCGGGCAGCCCTCTCTAAATTTTTCGCTACTTTAGAGAAGACTGCCCTCTGTCAGGAAAATGGGTAAAACCGCTAGATTTTAACCCTTATTAGTCTTATATTTAATCGTATTAACCAAATTACTCTATTTAATGTCACGTATCCGTTCAAAGTACTTAGTCTGGTTCTTGGTCACGTTCTTCACCTTAATCTGTATAGTGCAGTTTTTAGGCACGGTATCATTGATATTATCCATCAGTTGCTGGATAATGTCATCTGTATTCCGGTAGCCTTTGCCTTCTACATGACCAACCACTTCACCCATGAAGTAAGCATCAGCACAAAGTTCAAACGTCTCCTCAACCTTTTCAAATACAGGAGCATGATACTCCTGCGTTCGCCTGCTCGGATCATTGGTAAAGAAGATTTTCTCCACCACCTTCTCATTCAGTTCCCAAGCTCTGGAGAAGTCCGGCTTCACATAACCGCTCGTAATCTTATGAGTAGTTGCATGGTTCATTGCAAATCCTATCTCTGCATAGTTGGCACCTATATCATTCTGTGCGATAGTGGCCCAAGTATGGCGAAAAGTATAAGGTGTATAAAACTCATCATCAGGCATACCCAGATAGTTCTTGCAGATACTCTTTATATAAATACCCAAATTCGTGCCCATTGAACGGGAAGTGGAATATCTCGTATGAAACGTAAAAAGATAAGGATCATTCGACTTTGATAGATATTTCTCCAAAGTAGGGTAAAGCATTTCAGGAACCCTCATTTCTATATAGGCCTTATCACTACGATGCGTTCTTGTCTTTTTCCTCTCATAATGCAAAATACCATCATAGTAGCATTCCTTCTTCATATCCAAAAGATCAGCTACATTTATACCAGCTAAGCATAATATCATCTTACATACATCTAAAGCCAGCTTTTGCCCTTCGAATTTTGGTGTAACCGCAAAGAAACTTCTGCACTCCTCTAAAGTAATGGCTCGTTTATTAGGTACAGTCATTTTCTCTATCTTGATCTTATTCCAAGGATTGTACTTAATTGGCATCAAACCTGCTTCCTCATCATTATACTTCCTCATACCTTCCATATATATACGCTTCATCAGAGTCGGATAATAGCATTTGCAGCTATTCTTATTCTCCAGACTTTTAAGCCATTCCGTCAGAAAACGTACAGTCATCTGAGAAAACATGAGCTTATTTGTTCCTGCAAAATTTTCAAGATTATGCAATCCACCCTCATAGACAAGAAGAGTCGTATGTTGTAATGTTCCGCTAAGTGAATCTATAAAGGAACGTGCAAAGTCTGAAAAGCAAATATCCTGTGACGAAGACAGCAGATACTCCCTAACCTGATAAATCGTCCAACCGGTTATATCTATCTTATTCAATTTTTCAATCCACTCATTGATTAGGGTCATACAGGATGCTAGCACAAAAGAGTCTTTCACCTCTTTTGTACTCTTGACCAATCCCTTGTCCCCAACAAACTTATCGGTCTTAACTAACAACTTCTGACGATTATGCAAGATACGAATGTAAACAGGATAATAACCATCAGATCGTTTCTTTGATACTATAACTTTAAATGTTGCCATATCACTTTATTTTTTGCAACTGTTTTGCAACAATCGTTCGTTTTTGGCGTGTTTTACGTGTCAAACACAACAAAAAAAAGCACCTTCAAACATCTAAGAATCAAGCTTTAGAGCAAAAATACCTAATTATCAACACTTTGCAATTTTCAGCTGTTAATGATAAGCGTTATTGTCATATTTACTTTTATTTACTAATATATTAAATGTACCAGATGCGACAATTCTGCAACAATTTATGATTTATTATTTAAAAACATTATATTCTGCCTGTATATGATGAACTGTGCCATCCTTATCCTTGCACTTAACATCAATGGTCACTTCGTCTTGCGAAGAAGCTTCTCCTTCCTTCATATAGATATAGCTACCTTCGATTATCGAATTATAAGACCATACATGATACTCGTCCTTTCCTGTATCTTTATTATTCAGGCTCAACGTTATTTCAGCGGCATTCTTAGCATCTGCCAAATCAATCTTTTCGTTATATTCAAATTGATTTATACAAATCTGAAAACCGCCATTACTTCTTTTATTTGCTATTTCACATCTAAAAAGACCGGCTCCCCAACTTGCAAAACCCCAATAGCTATACGGAGCCTCATCATAGCTAAACGTATAATGATAAGAAGGCTCATTTTGCCAGTTCTCAGAAGGGAGATAATCGCTATATGGAAGTTCACCACCATATTTTACCTTTAACGTATGCTCATAGCCATTATCTCCTGAATAGACAAGATCAATTATAAGTTCTATATGATTTCCCTTTCTAGTCAGTTTATAATAACTACCAGCCTTAACATTAGAGCTTCCTCCAGTAACTCTATACGTATTTTGACCATCGGTAAATTGTATCTGAGAAGAATATTTATCTGTGGTCAAATCAACTTTTTCACCATAGATATAGTTCGTACAACTCAAATAAAGCTGCTTCTTGGAATGCTTGGAATCCTCTAAAGCTAGTTTTAAATTGAAGTCCTTGTCACTAGAAGGTGAAGAAGTAGCAACAGACACATCCATGAGATTGCTCACATTATATGATGATTGATCCCATACCACTGCAGCTGATCCAGATTCTCCATCCAGCGACTCCTTGCTACATGAACTTAAGAAACATAGCACACCAATAAATATGAGTGCTAGAAAATTAATTCTTAATCTTTTCATCTGATTTCATTTTTTTATTTACCACACCAACCACATAATGTTTTGCCCTGACCGATGGCATTAGCCTCATCAGTAGCAGTTATATGGCCTGTACTTCGCTTTAATGCCTGACAATTCCGATCCTTATGGTATCGCCTGGAACCTGGGCTATCTGAAACATATACCTTGCCTCCTGAAGTTACCTCTGTTTGGAAGGCATCAGCCTCAGCACTACTTGAAGAAGATGACAACCTACCTATTGCAAAGCCAATCATCAAGAAACCTATGCAGAAGGTCACTAGACCAAAGCAAAAGAACTTCTTTGAAAGCCTCAGTTTTCTGTCTATATTAGCATTCTCCATTTCTATCATTATATTTACTCTTTACTATTATATTTTTTAAGAAATGAGATAAATAATATCAACCAGATAAATATTGGTGATATATCAGTAAAATATTCCCAAAATCCATTATCTGTAGATATTTTCCAAGCAATGCACCACAAGTAAGAAGGTATATTAAGGAGAAACCATAGTCCAATCAATGGATTTACCCCCAAACAAGACAACTTACTTAATTTTACTCCATGCTTCTTTGCCTCAATCCACATCCTAATGTGATTTGCTTGGACAAAAAATACGATTGGTGACAAGCATACCACAATTGAACATAAGAAAATACGAAGCCAACCTTGCGTACACAAGGAAACAAAAGCACATAATGGAGCAATAACTAAACCTAACAAATAGAATATGTATAATAAACGAAACACAGGATTAAGACTTGGTTTAACGTCCGAGTTTGTTTCTGTATTCTTATCAGTTGGTTCAAAAGCCATCAAAAACAAAAAATCACCTTCCAGCTGCATTGAAACAGCATATTTGTCGTTACATAAATATTCACCTTTTATCCCCAATATTCTTTGCAACTCTACATCTATTACTTTCAAGCTCGACTTTTTTGCAATATCATCAAACAAATGAATTAAGTCTAATTTTGCCATATTGTATTGATGCATATTAGATGGTGCAGCACCCAAAGCAACAGCACTAACAAATTCAGTTTTATACACTTCTATTTGTATAAAGAACTCATCATAAAGTTCGTAGGAGCGAAGCTCGCATATCGTAATTGTTGTATGGTCAGGCTCATTGCTAGGAGATTCTTTTATCTCTACATTTTTACGAGATAATATTTGCCTCATTTCAGAATAAGGCATTCCAACATAAAAGTCAGAAATCTTGATTAGACCATCATCATTAATTTTAATATCAAATATAAGCATATTCAATTTAATTTTAGATTTATATCTATTATCCTACATGTACCTGACTTCTTTCAGAAAGACCCTGGATTTCCCTCAGCAACTTATTCTCAGCTCTTAGAGCAATCAACTCTTCATACATAGCTTGATCACCCTTTACTGCAGCCTCAGTTGTAGCAGATGCGCCATTTATCAATTCAACAGGTTTGATTCCCAACGCCTCAGCCATTTTTTCAACTAGCCCTAAAGACAAATCACTTCCGGCCAAAACAGCATCAAGTTCATTTCTAGACAAACCTATTGAAGCAGCAAAACTTATATTAGATAAACCTTTATCCAATATAATTGTCTTTAATCTATTCACATTCAATAAAGAAGTATTGCCCTCACATGTTTTGCCGACATACAAAGAAAAGAAATCGTAGTCCAGAGCTTGACAGACTTCTACGAGTTTGCTTGAGTCAATAGATTCCCTTTCGAGGAATTTCTTAACGTTTTGACTAGCTAAGCCTATTCTTCGACCAAATTCAGACTTTGAAATACCCAATTCATTAATACGCTGCTCTATAGCTAGTCCGATATTAATCTTTAAATATTGTACTTTCATATTCAAATAGTGTTAAGACAATATAAATATATTGTATATTTCTTAAAATACAATATATTCTTATTGTAGTTCAATTTATTTTTATTACTTTTGCACCGTAAAGTTAATAAATAAATAAATAAACACCAAATAAAATAGGAGAAAAATGATGGTAGAAAAGAAAATATTTCTGGAATCGGTGAAAACCGATGATGGATAAAAGAGAAAAAGGGAAGGCCGCAACTCCTCCCCTGAAACTAGAAGAGAACTAATCGTTCACTGGTATAGCCAAGCACTTGGCAACACGTGGACGAATGATAGTACCGTCTTTCTTACGAGCGTAATGACGGAATATCACTCCCTTCTTGTTTACTTTTGAAACCTTATCCATAATAAACAATGTTTGAGGTTCTCGACCATTCGGTCGATGGAATATCGCACATCCGCTATCTGTTCGTTGCGATACATCAAAAAAAGCCCCTTGTTGCGGAAGGGGCTTAAATTCTAGCTTTTACGTGTTTATGGTGATAGCGGTTCACCCAAACAAAGCCATTACTTCAAAAGTTTCGGCTGCAAAGTTAATAAATAAATAAATTAATGCCAAATAAAATAGGAGAAAAATGATGGAAAATAAGAAAATAACTCATATTGACTGGAAAGCCATAGAAGATAAATATGGCAATCGTCCACTCACAGAGTGGGATGTATGTGAGATTCTAAGAATACCAAGGCTTGCTCTTCAAAAATTCCTCAAAGATGGTCGTATTCATTATCTCTGTACACCACCCGGAGGATATTTCAGCCTTGAAGAAGTCAAGAGCTTCGCTACAAAAGTTCTCGGCATCAAGGATGGCTCAAACATACATGACACAGAGCAGCAGGAAGATGATAAGGAAAAGCTTGCAAAGAGATTTGAGCTGAGAAAGAGACTGTTCAAGGTTATGCACCCTGAGAAAAGCAATTGGCTAACGGTTGACGAAAATATCAATTGGTCTAGGTTTGAAAGTTTTTTCGATTGGATCTACGATTCCCCTACGATAGAATGGGAAGGAAAGATCTTCTGCCTGGCTGAAATATATCACTCGGAAAGATCAATAAGATGTGTCATTGGTGATGCAGAGGATCTCTACAACAAGCTCAAATAAATACGTATCACCCATTACAAAACTGAATATGGAAACAAAGAAAGATTCACTATCAAGAAAGGAGGCAAATAATGTATATAAGTAAGACTGTTACGACTGATGTTGATGTATGTATAGAAGTTGATCCAGAAGATGTTTTAGACGAAATGTCTTTGGAGGAAATACAGAGCTATTACAAGAAAAGATTCAAGAATAACATATTCACGGATCTGACCGATGAAGAAATCAAGGAGGTACTCATCCAGCTCATCATCGGAAGATGCGCCAGGAATATGGAAAGTGACAATCAGACCATCAAGGAGTCCATCAACTCCCTTATGGAACAGGTATTAATATAAATAAGGTATAGATATGGCAAAAGAAAGAAACAAGACTCCACTCAGATCGGTTATCAGAGATCTGTCCGAAGGAGAATCCATAGATTTTCCCATCGACAGACTGCAATCGGTCAAAACCACCTGCACAGATCTCGGACTCATCTATGAACGCAAGTTCAAGACCAAGACCAACAGAGTGAAGAAAACAATAAGTGTAACACGAATCAAATAACAAAAGATATGAACCAGGTAGTACAAATTCAGTTCGAGGATAAGATGATGTCCTTCGACACCTTCCTGTCTGCCATCCGTAACGTGGTGCAGGAGGAACTGGGAAAGGCTGTAGGAAAGCGGCCTTTCGTGAGCCAGGCCAAGGCGTTCAACACCTACGGCAGGCGAAACGTAGAACGATGGGTAAAAATGGGATATGTCAAGGAACACTGGAAATACAACGAGGAAGGCAAGCCCACCAGATGCCACCTCCGTATCTCAGAGCTGGATGCTTGTGCCAACAAGGTTCAGGACTTCGTGAAACATCCATCCGGACACATTAATTGATATATAACGTATTTTTGTTGTAAAATATGCTGTCGGTTGCGTGAGTAAGTGACAAGCTGATTCTATTTAGTTTTTCAAGGTTCAAAAGGGTGCCTGGATATACCAGATAATATGCGAAGACTGGCGATCTCTTTATGATTCTTGCAATTTATCTGCATCCAGGCATCCTTTACCCTACAACACGGACGGTAGTGTCTTTGCCCATTGGGGGCGATGTCCATTATTAAAAATCCAATTGATATTCTTGATTACTATTTGTCTTTAGATATCTGCGAAAAAGGACTAAGCAGAGAAGACGATGGGTTCGAATCCCTGACCGTCCACTAATTTTTAAAATTGAACGATTATGAAGAAATTGAAAATGATTCTATGCGTCAGCCTGTGGAGCTGCATCATCTTCACCGGCATCAAGATGCTATCCCAGGGCGTACACGATGAAAACGTGGTAGCCCAAATGTCTCAGAGTACATACGATGAGATTGTAGATACGCTCACCCTGCGCAACAATGGCTCCAAGCCAAACGAGCACCAGATAGTAACCTACTATTATGAGCGAATCACCAAATAGTAACCACGCACTCCGGAAATGCCTTCTATGCAAGGATGGCCGCAACTGCATCAACGGCAAGTTCTGCCTTAAGCATAAGTGCTACGTCCACCACAGAAAGCATCTTCCATGCGAATAGATAGACTAACCGCCTTCGGGCATAAAACATATAATTATGAAACATAAGTTTACGGTTGTCATCGAATCAAATGATGATTCAGAAGACAGAGAAGTAGTTAAGGATTGCCTGAAAGACTGGCTAGAAATGAATTGTGGCCAGGAAAAAGACTTAGGTAGTTATATAGATTGGAAGTCGGCAGAAATAGAGTAACATTAACTAGATTGAGAAAATGATTTGTACCAATTTACAACATAAAGTGGATAAGGCTATTTCATTTTTACAAGCAACTTGTAAAAATGAGATTGTAGAAGTCTGTTATAGCGGTGGAAAGGATAGCGATGTTATCCTCGAGCTTGCAAAAATGGCAGGAATCAAATACAGAGCCATCTACAGGAATACAACGATTGATCCTCCGGGAACTATTCTGCATTGCATTAATAAAGGAGTAGAAATAATGCAACCCAAAGTAAGATTTCTATCTCTGATAAGTCGCAAAGGATTTCCTACTCGCAGAGTTCGGTTTTGCTGTGATGTGTTGAAAGAATACAAGATTCTCGACAGAGCTATCCAAGGAATAAGAAGATCTGAATCCATAAAACGAGCAAGAATATACAAAGAGCCTACACTGTGCCGTTTCTACGGCAGCAAGAAAAATCATGTGGAAGTCATCATGCCTATACTTGATTGGACAGACAAGGATGTTGAAGACTTCATAAAATTGAGAAACATTAAGTTACACCCTTTGTATTATCGTGAAGATGGAACTCTTGATGTAAAAAAAAGACTTGGCTGCATGGGATGTCCATTAAAATCAGACAATGGGCTATCAGATTTCAAAGCTCATCCAAAATTGGTAAAAGCTTGGTTAAAGGCTGGAATGAAATGGTGGAATGAAAAGCCTAATACATCTGGTCACCAAAAATATGAATCCATCTATGAGTTGTTTGTGTCAAACGTATTCTTTGATAGTTATGAGGACACAAAACTCGCTATCACTGGTGGAATATTTGGTGATAAAATAGACTGTAAGGCTTTCTTGGAAACATATTTCAATATAGAACTTTAACTTGAATGAGATAACGTTGCACAACGCTAATTTTATATTTAGAGCTATAGAGGCAGAAACTATATAGAATAGACAAAGGTAAAGTAACATATTCCAAATAAAATAACGTAAATGAAATCAGATGGCTACATATTGACTCCCGAACTGCTGCAATGGAGATACTTCCATCGCCCGATTGTCGTGCAGGTGCTTATCCACCTGCTCCTCTCCTCGGTCCACAACGAGGCAGGTGCTGTAACTATCTCCTATCGCGATCTTGCCCTGCAGCTCCGTACCACGGTGAAGACCATCAGAGTAGCCATAGATACGCTGGTTGCCGACAAGATCATCACAAAATGTTCTTCGCCTAGAGCCTCAACCATAGTGTACATTAACAGTTCACATCCCCTCTCCCACTGCATCATACCATGGCGAAATGACGTTAGGGCACAGGATAGGGCACAGATAGGGGCACACTCTAGGGCACAGAGGAGAAAGCCACAAACATCTGCTAATCAAATAGTTTTGGTGGGTCAACCACCCGACAAGGGCACAGATGGGGCACAACAAAGGGCACAAGCTAGGGCACAGCAGAAAACTGGGGCACAGCAAAGGGCACAAGCTACGGCACAGATAGGGGCACAGATTAACACTCCCGAAACCCCTTTAAATAAAGGAGATTCAGAAGATTCCGCAGCAATCAGGGGCACAGACAAGGGCACAAGTAAGGGCACAGACAAGGGCACACTTGCGAGAAAAGGGAAGAAAGAAACGAAAGAAACAAAAGAAAGCCTTTCCCCCGAACCCCCTAACAAAGAAAAGAAAGAAAGAAAAGAAAGAAGGCAAAAGAGTCCTCTCCCTCTCTCTCAAAAAAAAGAAAAAGAAAAAAAATCGGGCCAAGACGAAAAGCAGATGGCAGAAGTCATACGACTCTTCAACCGAATATTCATCGGCACTCCAGTCAAGACTGTCAGCAAGCTTACTCCGGAGCGCAAGCGCATGGTTGCAAAGTTCATTGCAGACTACTCCTTCGAGGATATAGAGCCATTGATGCGTAGGGCAAACGATTCAGATCTCTTGATGGGCAGAGAGGATGGAAGATGCTCAGTCTCGTTCAACTGGCTATTCACACCGGAAAAGTACGAGCAGCTGATGGAAGGTACCTTCGATAACCCTACCATCCAAGCCTCAGCCTCCAAGAAGTCCACTCCAAAGCAGCCAAGCCCTCCTGCTCCATCCCCTCCTCAGCCTCAGCATGAGGAAACCAGCGAGGAGATAGAAGCACGCCTGCAGAAGAAGGAAGAGGCAAGGCAAGCCAAGGAGAAGGCTGAAACCGAAGCCCTCAGGCAAAAGTACCTCAGCTACATAGAATACGCTGCAAAGGATCCAAACGGCTCCATGGCAAGAATACTAAAGCAAGCCTACGAAAATGGCACGCTCGCCCAGCTAGGCATCGTCTGGAATACCTCTGTAGCAGAAGAAGAGCAATCACTGGCAGACTTGGATGATCAGACACAAAATTATCTCAAAAGTCTCTTCAGCGATTAAGTAAACAGAACTATTAAAATTCATACGATTATGAAGAAAGAAGATTTAGAAGCCATTCTTAATGGCAGTAACCAACAAAGTGAGAAAAACCCTCCTACACGCAAGAAACAGCGTGAGGGCGCATTGCAGATAGCATGTGTAAAATGGTTCCGTCTGCAGTACCCGGCATTCTGGCATCTGTTTTTCCATCCCAAGAACGAGGCAGAATCCTCCGGCAAGAAGATAGCCATCAATGCTGCTGCAGGAGTAGTTCCGGGCGTTCCCGACCTCATCCTTGCTCTCCCATCTTTCCGAGAAGAGAACATCGGAGATCTCAGCCCCCACAAGGTCTTCTACCACGCCCTGGGCATAGAATTGAAGTACGGCCACACCAATCAGCAGTCAGCCCATCAGAAGGAGTTTCAGGCATACTGGGATGCAGCCGGCTACAAATACGTCCTCTGCCGCTCCCTGGAAGAAGTGATGCAGCAGGTCAACGACTACATGCAGCACGTCCCCCTGTCAGCCAAGCAGTCCGTCAGCATGGTCTATCACTCAGATCCCGACACCGAGGCAAACAAGAAGCTATTAAGTAAAATCACCCAAAAGAAAAAGTAACAATGAAATCAGAACTCACATTCATCATCTTTATGATGCTCCTCATCGCCACAGCAGTCCTCTTCTTGTGGCTGATGACAAGAAACAAGAAGAAGCAGTGCAAGAACTGTCGTTTCTTCACCCTCAGAAAAGAGTCCAAGCGCCTGGGCACCTGCTCTCGCTTCTTCGACCACCATTTCTTCTGGGAGCCAGCATGCCAAGGCTGGAAGCAGAAACAAGATAATCAGGAGGAGGAACCATAACATCTAAGAGTAGTTTCACCAAAAAAGAAGCAATATGAAGATCATCATGTATTTCTCATCGGGTGACAAAATCATAGGAGATTTGCTCACCCCCCCCACAGCGTAAAGAACGTGAGACACAATCAGAGTTAGAAAGCCGCATCACCATAGCGCTGAACGAATCTCAACCCCATTGTGCCAACAAGATAACGAAATGTCGAATTTTAAGAAATTAAGAAAATGGAAATAAATGTAAATGAGTATTTGAAGTCCATGCAGTTCATGGATCAATTAGTACGAATGGTATCATCAGTTTATCCGGATAAGTTTATGCTAGTTTGCAAGAAACACGGAATAGACGAACGTGATGCAATGACTATGTATTCATACTTGCAAAATATAAAGGAAGGTCAGTATTGGCTAGTTGATGCTCTAACAAATAAATATCTGGAAAGTATTCTGACTTTAGCTAAGGAAGCCTATGCGTCTTATATGAATAATTGCGTAATTCTGAGAATGGTCAATTTTGGCGATGAATTTACAAAAATACTTGTAATCTTCGATAAAGATGGCAAATATATCCAGCAGGAATTTGACCTCAAAGAGCAAAGATCGTATGTTGATATTGCAGATTTTATAGCTAATGGCTATAATATTATGCATGTCATCCGACAGGCAGACAAGGTAGATAGCATAAACTACGTTGGCGAGAAAAAAGAAAATCAGTATCATATTCCAGTCTATGATGGCGATGTGATTCTCTGCTACATCAAAAATCCAGGGTATTGGCGTTCCGACTGGAAGGATTGTGGTCTCTATATCTGCGAGTCAGGTTCATATCATAGATTACTCTATACCCCAAACAAGGGCTATATTCGAAAAGGAGAGCCAGATGTAGATGAAGATTTTGAGCTTGATATAGAAGAGAACGCTTTCAGCAGCTACATCATGACCTTAAGCCAGTCTTGGTATAAGCTCGGCAACGTCTATTCCGGCATCGGCTTCCTGATAGAGAATCCGAAGTAACCCCAGTTCACCACCGTTCCCAGCGATTCTGTCGCTGGTCAAAAAAATGTAGCTTATGAAAAGAACAATTATGAATGTGGATAAGTATCTATCCCAAATTAAGAAATTACAAGATGCAATTAAGCACCATAAAAAAATGGAGCTTCTGAAAACAAGAAGATGGTAAAGTTAAATGAGAAATAATGAGAAATTTAGTAATTAATTGCAACGTATCGGTTAAAGATAGCTTTGATGAGGAAAAAGTCAAAGAGGCTTTTATGAGTCTATTCATAGTTACGGTTAATTCCGATATAAAGATCAATGGCTTTCGTATCAACGAAATAGATGATTCTGTTTTAGAGCAGATTCCACCGTTGCCTAAAGAGCATATTGGTTGGGAAGCACCTGATAGAAGCGAGATTCTTGCCATTGACAAAGATTTCGTTTTAATGAAACAAGAGACTTTTGATAGACTTTTAGATTACACTCACTCACAACCTACAGGACTATATCCTGGTAAGATGTGGAAAGCAAAAAACGATACTGACGATTGGATGTTTTGTTGGTGCAATCATTCAGTCGGAGGATTAATAGACATTAATTTTAGAGAAATTTTAATATTCAAATAATTATGGACACAGAAATTAAAATCACAGCACCTGTTCTTGATAAGAATATTATCCAGAAGGCTGCACAAGAAGCTGCTACGAAAGCAGCATTACGTGAAATCGAAGATTACTATTATGGATTTGATTCACCCTACAGAAAGCAATTACGTGAATACCTGAAGAAGAACGCTCCTTCCGCTCGTCTCGACTTGCCTGAGTTTACAGAGCTGTTGAGCAAGTCTTTGTCTGCAGAGATAGAGAATATCGTCAACAAGAAATGTGTTGAAAGCTTTGCGCAGGAGATTCGCAGAGCATTCTCCCACCTGAAAGAAGAGAGTGATGGAACCATCCTGCTCACAACATTGGCAGAAGACATGATGACCTATATCGATTTTGATGATTCAGAGTACGAAAATAGCTTTGAGCTAGAGGTAAGAGATGGCAGTTTCAACATGAAGGATGTATATGTTACAATCAATGAAGATGATGCAGAGAAGAAATATAAATTCACTCTCATGTCAATTAGCAGTGATGGCACATATAGAGTTTTGTCTATGCCTTACACGTCTGATGATAATGATCTCTACACAGCTGACAAGAAGATTACGTTCAAAACCGAGAAGTGTACCATATCATTCCCTATGTTCTCAGGTGTAAGCAACGACCATACCCTTCTTGTCTTGGCAAGATGCATTATGTTTGATGCCCATATCCGAATTGATCAAGATTACATTTCAAAGGATTCCCAGATAATAGATGATTAGGCAAATGGAGGAAAAGTAATATGGAAGCAGGACAATTATTAGTGCTATTGTTGTCGTTTTGCGCTTTAGCATTACATATCAAGAATCGTAGAAGAAAGGAATAGTTATGAAGATAAAAATTATTTCGGTTCGTCTTCCCAGATTCTTTAATGGGGAGAGACTTCCGGGTTTCACGGATGAAGTAAAGTACTTCATCAAGTACAAAAATCATTGGTGGCAGAGATACAGATACCTGAATGATCGTTTCACTCGCCCAATGAAGTTTGACAGCTTTGATGCAGCCAAAGAGTTTCTAAAAAAGAAAGGTATAGATTATAAAGGAAAAGCATAATATGATTGTAAAAGCAATATGACCCTGGAAGAAAGAACAGAAAAGATCCGTGCCACTCGCCACGCCTATTATCTCAAACATAAAGAGAAGATGAAAGCGTATAGCAAGGAGTGGTATTCCAAGCACCCCGAAAAGTGGAGGGAGTACCAGAAACGGTATCCGGAGAAAAGAAGGCAGTATCAGAACACCTATTACCAGAAGAATAAGGAAAAGATACTTGCCTACCAAAAGGAATGGAGAAAAGCCCATCCCGAAAAGTTTAAAGCATACCGGGAAAAGAGCCTGCAGAACCAGCTACTTGGCATAGCAGCCAAGCGTCCCAAAAGACAGAAGCCAGCCAGAAACTTCGATACAGAGAAGCTGGCCCACATCTTCAAGGATCCTGCCACTGCAGCACATTACAAGAAAGTAATACAGCTCAATGAACAAGCCCAGAAATGCGCTCTCTAGAGCAAGTGTATAATCAGCGAATGAATGACCGCAAACGGCAAACAACATCAAGTTCAACACATTTGAGACTGTATCTTTGCGCTCAATGTTATCACTTAATAATTTTTAATCTGACGCTCGGAAAGACGAGAGTCGTCCGGCATTCATTCCTCTAACAAAGAAAGCGAGGTGGTACATGAAACAGTAGCATTTCAAAGAGATTAGTATGAACATATAATAACATTATAAAATATAAAAATTATGGAAGAAACAACTTTAAAGCAGTACATTGGTACCAAAACGGTAAAGGCAGAACCCATGGTAAAATCTGCCGCAGTAGCCAAAGGATGGGCAAGAGCATCCGAAGGCAACCCAGATACTCCAGGCTATCACGTCCAGTACACCAACCCGGATGGCAGCACATACGATTCCTGGTCCCCTAAGGATGTGTTCGAGAAGTCATACCAGATTGCCGAAGACTTCAAGGACCGCCTGGAAATCGAGTTCAAGGAGCTGAGAATACGCTTACTGAAGCTCCATAAGTTTATCCAGGATAATGGCTTTGCAAATATTGCCAAGAAAATCGGACCAGAACAGGGTGCATTACTGCTGTCCCAATATCACGGCATGAGCCTCTACTTCGATGCCCTGAAAGCTCGCCTTGAGATATTGAACTCAGAATCAGAAGACAAGTAGCATTATGAACAGAGTACAAAATGAAGTTTCCAAGGTCTTCCACGAAGAGCACCAGCAGCGCCTCCTCCGTGAGGCACAGCATCGCAACCGTCAGCTAGAGCATGATGGCCGCCACAAATGGGTACGTTTGTCCAAAGGAAGCAACAATCTCAAACAGCTATGTCAGGTGGATGAGAATGGCAATCTTCTCCCTCAGGAGGAAGAACGTATCAGAAATATCAAGAAAATATTAGGTATCAAGTAATATGAGCGAAGAAAAAGCAATAGCATTCCACAAGCTGGTCGCAGAAATGCGAACCAACCAGCGAGAGTTTTGGAAAACTCGCGATAAAGACCTGCTCAAAAAATCCATCGAACTGGAGAAGAGAGTAGATGAAATCATACTCCATGCTGACGGAAATGATGTGCCGGAGGATGAAAATGGCAGCTTCTTCCTGGAGGTAGCCCAGCTTCGCGCCAGCTCCCGGCAGTACTTCCAGCTTAAGAAAATACCGGGGGCTGATCAGCAAAAGATCTATGACCTCTACAATGCCATCAAGAAGTCAGAGAGCAAGATAGATTCCCTTCTCATCAAATGGCAGGATGCTCAGTACATCAAGCAGGGCTACATAATCGAGTACCACGTGATGGAGAGATACCCACGTGCAATGGCTCATTCCGTATTTTCCTCACAAGATGAAAATCTGGCAAAGATAGAATATAACGACTATCTACGCAGATGCCAGGGCGGTGTGATGTATTATCAGGCTAAGAAATACCTGCCACCAAAGGGAATGCCTCCCATAGAAGACAAGCAATAGCCTCAGCGCTATCCATTAAATAATGTATAACAAATTAAAGATTTAAGATTATGACAGACAAGAAAGAAACAAACTCACTCCGTTCTCGCACCTCTACATGGTTCGAGTGCAAGGTACGCTACATGAAGACCATGGAAGATGGCTCCAAGAAGACCGTCACCGAACTCTATACCGTAGATGCCCTATCCTTCACCGAGGCAGAGGCAAGCATCATCAAGGAGATGGCGCCTTATGTTTCAGGAGAACTGAAAGTTGCCAACATCAACCGGGCAAATTATGGAGAGATCTTCTTCTCAGACGTTGATGATGATGATCTCTGGTTCAAGGCTCGCCTCGCCTTCATCACCATTGATGAAAAGACCCAAAAGGAGAAGCGTTCCTACTATAACTACCTCGTTCAGGCAAAATCTATCGAGCGTGCCAGACGCTATATTGATGAGGTGATGGGCGGAACCATGATCGATTATGAGGTGAAGAGCCTCAGCGAGACTAAGATCATGGATGTCTTCGAGCATGAGGCTCCTGTAAAGAAGGAGGATTCTGACCAGGAGCCTGACCAGAAATCAGACGAGGAATCAGAAAAGTAAAATCTTGCGCAATTTGGTCGTTTCAGAACCAAGTTGCGCAACTTATCACTCAGGTTACATCTAAAAAGCATAATTTCGCAACATTAATTTAGAAGAAAATATTTAGCAGTATGAAAAAGTATTTTAAGCAAATCCTCTTATGCCTTCGCCTCTGGCTTATCAAGCGCATGGGCTACAAGCTTCCATCGCTCAGAGAAGTCACACCGGTTATGCCTGGCCAGTTATACGACCACTTCGGCTACGTAGTACAGTTCACACATCGCAAGAAGAAAAGCGATGAAACCCACGTCACCGAGTTGGGCGAAATCCCTGAGCACTGCTTCCAGTGCCCTCTCTACAAGAAGGGAATCCCTTGCACCTTCAATCACCGTATGGCTAACGGCAAGGATATTTGTGATGATTACAGCCTCGAAATCATCATCAAGAATACAGGTAATATCTAAACTATATCAGTATGAAAAAGAAGTCAAACCTCAAACTCGACAAGAAGACCGGTCACGTTCTCGAAGTACCGACTACCAAGCAGGTACGCGAAAAGGTCAAGGAGATACGTGAACAGAAGGCCGTCACCATCAAGCAGACGGAAGCCGAGAAGAACTTTGATAAGGTCCAGAAGGTCATCGACCGCATGCACGCCAAGGCCAATCTCCCCAAGATCCTTACCATGATCCGCAGAAAGTATCTCTCTACCGTATGCGTAATCAACAGACCCGGAAAGAAGCGTGACCTCCTCAGAGACCGGAAAGGCAGATACGTCATGCTCTGCCACCGCAAGATGGCAAAGGTATTCGTCAATGATGTATGCCTCATCGTCAAGATCCAGCAGTCATACAGTACCGAAGAAGTAAAAGACGAGAAGGGAGAAACCATAGAGACCCGGGAGACTTGGCAGGATGGCTCCTGGAGCATCGTTCCATGCCGGGTGGATAAGAGCAACTACACCACCATTCAGGAGGTCCGTAGGCGCAAATGGTTCTTTCTCCATCGCTACTGGTATGAGATTACCTTCGATGGCCGCATAGAGCCAGCCGCTATGCTCTACGACTACCAGCTGAACCCTACCGTACAGAAGCAGCACTTCTATGTCACGCGCGAATATGTTAAGGTACGCAATCAGGATGCCGAAAACGACTACTTCCGTTTCTGGCTCCATAAACCAAAAGACTATGCAGACAGAACATGAACTCATCATTCTCAACCGTCCACGCTGTAAGAAGCGTGGACTCACCATCAACCGTAATGGCCGTATCACCCTCCGCACACAACCCTGCAAGATTCTTGGGCTATCCCGGAGCGATAAGATTAGCTTCTGCTACATGGATGACCAGATGTACATCATCAAGACCGATCTGCCCGACTCCATCCTGCTCTCCGGCCGGAAAGGCCAGCTACATGGATGCAGCGTCAATACGGTCAGACACATGCTTGCCTTTATTAGCGGCATTCCCACCAATGCCACAGAGATAGATCTTATCGTGTCTGATCAGTGCAAGAGCATCAGGATTGATGATGTAGATTATCAGGCTTTAATAGTCATCAACAGGGCTGATTTCGCCCATTGCAGATAAATAATTCAATGTAAAATAATAAATTCTAAGTTTATGCAACAATCAATTCGTTTCAAAGGCCTCAGCCTTACACCAGACGAAATGGCTGTAGAAAACGGTGCGCTATCACTTTGCGGCAATCTAGAGCTGCATGATGGCGCACTGCGCCCTGCCATCATCGCTGGTACACTTATTCCAAAAGCATTGCTCGTAGGTAACACAAAAAGTATCGCCAAGCTTCTTTATATACACGAAACTGGCAATTACAAGCACTTTATCGCTATCCAGTCCGATACCAACACCGCATCCCTACATTGGTTCGATAAAGATGGCACCTATATGAATATCCTACATACCTTTAATGCAGATGTATCTATCAGATCCATCAATTCTGTCGGCAACACTCTTGTCATCTGTGCCTCCGATGGCATTCATTATGCTATCTTCCACTTAGATACAGACAACGGTTCCTATCTGTATCTAGGACAGAAGCCCCCATTCCTCGAACTAGGTTTTGCTATCGACACCGAAAATCATACTGAAAACTACGATCTAGGAGGCATTGACAGCAAAAGTAGCAACAATGGATTCAGAGATAGTTTCCAGCAGACCAGCCTCTCCTGTGCAGAAGCATTCAGCGTTGTAGCCAACGATAGTTTCAGCTTGGGAGAAATCTGTGCCAGCATCAAAGAAGAAAAGCAGTCCGATATTACCCAGAGTATCTATGCGCTCGTCAATCGTACCAACAACACAATCGCCAGGAATGGCCGTTTCTATGCCAATTTCTTTGTACGTTATTGCTATCGCATGTTCGACAACTCTATGATTATGCACTCCTCCCCGGTCTTCATACCTGTTCAGGTTCCCGACTCCTATGCAGTAGCAAGCGCAAATCTCACATTCAATACTTCTGATGTCGTGGGAGATACTTTCAAGGGCAAGATAAACATCAAAGATGTAGTCAAGTTTGCACGTCTGGATGGAGAATATCAGGAATTAGATATAAATATCAATAAGGTAGCATTCTACTATTATCCTCGTAACGTTTCTCTTCTATATAGCTTGCAGGGAGATATAGATGAGCTGAAAAAGTGGAAAGATGTTATCAAGTCCATAGATGTTTTCATCACGCCACCGGTCACAAATGTAGATACATCCCAGAAAATCACCTCACTCGCAATATATAGCCCAAACTATGGACTAGGTGTAAATGGTAGAGTTGATCAATACACGTACTTCAATACAGAGGACAGGGTGGGATATGTACGAGTTAAGTTCCCAACCATTTCCTATGATGTGTACAAAAATAAATTATCAAATACATCAACTTTCTACAAGGTATGTTCCATGAATGTCGAAGATTTAAAAAGCTGCTCCAGCAAAGTACTACCAGTAGATAAGCAAGCTATCTACGAAATCTCCTTGCAGGAACAAATGAAAGATGATTACAAGTCACACAACAGCCTCTTTGCATCAGGCAGCTATGTTTATAACCATCGTCTCAATCTTTATGGAATCCACGAACAGCTATTCTCAGGCTTCAATCGTAGAGTAATGTTCCCTAATGCCTCCATATTGAAGAAAGAGGCAGGAGTTACCTATCATTATCTTTTCCACAAAATAGTCACCGTGCTCAACACATCGTCAGGAACCAAATACGTAGAAGCCACATGTAGCGAAAGCGATAAGAATGTAGATGCCTATATGCTTGCCAATTTGGTTAAGTTCTACCCAGATACCAGAGCCATAAAGATGGTAATATTCGCATTAAGGCTGGAGACACATGAAGAAGTCATCTTCTCCTTCCCCCTTACACCATGCTCCGAATTAAATGGATCTATGCACATGGGAGATTTCTTAATATCAGCAGAGGAGTTCCTCGTCTCCTCATTCGCATATACAGAAGATACGATGGTAGAGCTGAATAGCAAGCTTTACACCTCCGAGACTGATAACGCCTTCTATTTCCCGGTCAATGCCATCAATACGGTTGGTATCGGAACCATCCAGGGCATAGCAGCCACCACTCGCGCCCTCTCGCAGGGTCAGTTCGGCCAATACCCTCTCATGGCGTTCTCTACCGATGGTATCTGGGCGATGGACGTATCTGCACAGGGCACATACAGCAGCATCCATCCTATCAGCCGTGATGTCTGCTCCAATCCGCTATCCATCACGCAGCTCGATCAGTCCGTCTTCTTCGTCACCAATCGTTCTGCCAACAGGGTAGCCGAGTCTCAGATAGCTTCCATGTCCGATGTGCTTGATGGTCCCTTCTTCAATATCGTCAGTCACATGGGCAAGTTCTTCAACTACTTCCTGGATGCTAGCAGTGATTCCGAAGAAACAAAGCTCATCAAATCCCAGATGCGCCAACTCATCGACTTCTCTGAGTCACCTATCGACTTCTTCCAGCGCTGTCAGGTCATCTACGACTACAAGAACTCGCGCATCTTCTGCCTCGATGTCAGCAACAATACCAAGTCTGCCTCAGCAGATACCGTAGCCCTCTGCTATTCCATCCGGGATCAGGCATGGAGCACATTGCTCATCAAGAACGTGCTCACGGCCCTCAATTCCTACCCTCACCCCTACATCCAGTTCCGTGATGGTAGTGTCATCTGCCTCGATAAGGGCTATGATTACAGCGATGATACCCAGTACCACGGCATCATCGTCACTCGCACCTTGAAGTTCGATGAAGATGGAGTACCCGACAGCATTACCGGCTATCTCCACTCCCTCACCACCGATTCCGTCCCACTCATGTGGCTATACGGAAGTCACGACAATCAGAATTGGCATTATCTAGGTCGTTGTGGAGATATGAAGTCCAGCTACATGGTCAGCAAGAGCTACCGCTATTTCCGCATAGCCCTCTACCTGAAAATGAAGACCATGTCCCAGTACTTCGCCACTCGCCTGGAGGTCATCCGTCGCTTCGGCAAGTTCTAAAAAGCGGAAAGAGGAGGAGGAAGCAGGAAGAGGAAAGAGGAATCAAGTCCCCCTCCCAGCCCCCGTTCCTAGCGATTCCATCGCTAGTCCCCCATAAGAAATAGAGCCTTCGCCTCCAGGGTCCACCCCTGTCCAGCGAAGGCTCATCCATAAACACCTAAAAGAAAAAGAATCCCAAGAAAGAATTTCAAAAGAGAAAGAAGAAAATCCCCTTCTTAAGTAAAGCTAGGCTTTCTCTTAGTATAGTTATCCCTGCTGGTCAGGTCAGTCTTCACGTTTTTATAATCACCGCTAGCCTTTTCCACATATTCAGCAGCCTTATCCCCATACTGGTCAGCCAGAAACTGCCCCATCACATAGTCCACGATATACTTATGCATGTGGCTCTTCAGCGGATCAGTCATAGCGATGTTCCAATTCGGAATCTCCAGCAGGAAGTTCACCTTCTCATATTCCAGATCAGCCCTCTCCTTGCCCCTCTCATAAACAATACGAGTTTCATCATTCTGATTGCCATCCTTGGTAATGGTAACAATCTCCGTCCAAGTACCATCCCCATTATCGGCATAGCTATACTCCTTGATTCCGGCTACAAGTCGCTCCAGGCTGTTGTTGTCCTCAGTTCTACCGGTAGTCAGGTATCTCTGGGCAGCCACCTTCAAATTACCGATGGCCTCCGTCACGGCACGGTTGATGATACTCCGTGTTTCAGGCGCATCAGGACTTTGGATAGATGCCTTAATCTCCTGCTGAGCCTCATCCATCAGGCTCTGGCTGATCACGAAACATTTTACGAGCACGTCATTGCAGACCTGCCCCATATCAAAGTCTAGCGAAATTTTCTTAATATCCATATCTACAACAATTTATAAATGAAACATTATCTCAATTCAAAAGGAGGTCTGCCACCGCTCCAATCCACTCTCTCATGGCAGAAATGCTGTCTGGCATTATCCTCGCGTCTGGAACCAGCCTCAGCCACCCCGATGCCTTCCTTCTCCTCAGCATCTTCCTTGCGTACAGCCGTCTGCACCTCGTTTACTGCCATCTGAGTATCATCAGAAGCCCTGTCTCCCGGAACCAGGTTTCCAGCCGCCACCTTATGCTCCGTATCAGTAGCCCTGTTAGCAACCACGGCACTGCCGACTCCATCCTTGGCAACAGAATCCTCATGCCGGGCAATCTCCTCAAAGAGAAATTCCCTTTTAAGCAGCAGCTCCTTGATGGTGCCAAGATCGCTTGCTCCCATACCGGCATAGTCAGCAGTCTTAATATCCGGGAAATCACCCAGCCACCCTGCCATAACGGCATGCACAAGATAGTTCTGAATCTGATTGCTCAACAGACCGCTCAACTTAGGCGGCCAGAAGTCCTGAACCTTCAATTGCAGCATCAGGTTCCCTGCCAATGCCTGCAAATCAAACTGAGTACTGGTTGCCGCCAGCCATTTCGTCAGTTCGTTTTCCAGGTCATTCACTGCCTCCCGATAATGAATATCCAGCTTACCCTCCTCGCTATCGCTAGCCCAGATAGCCTGAAAATCCACCTCCGGGTTATGCTGTGCGATGGTAGCAGTAAGACCTTCCACCACTCCCATCACACTTTTCTTGATGATATTAATTGTAATTGTTTTCATTCGCAAATTTCTTTCTGTGCCATAGCCATACGGCCAAGCCTATGATTACTAATATCAGAGCAATGATAGCACCCATGGCAAATTTACCAAGAGTGATATACCTTTGCTCATTCTTCGTCAACTCCCTGCTCAGCACCTGTATAGAGTCCTGCTTCAACCGGATAAGTGAATCCTTCTGCAGGATAAGAGATTGCTGCCTATCCACCATTTTATTCACCACATAGAGCGAATCCTGCAGCCTCGTCACCTCCCTCGACTCCTTGTTGGAAATCACCTCATGCCAACTCTCCGTCTTGATAGGCTTCCCAGCAGCATCCACCATTGTCGAAGTACTGTCCTTGGTATGCGTTGTTTCCCTATAGCTACTCTCCTTCTCCTGCGTCCTCAATTGCGCCATCTGCTCAAAGGCAGCCACAAACCGCTCCTGCCAAGTCAGATCCAATCCCTTGCTCACGCTGTTGTCCGTAATATAATGGTCCTGCGTCACGGTCTTCGTCCTGCAGCTCGTCAGAAACAGCGTCAGGAAGAACGCTATCCATACAAACAGATACAATATCCAATGTCTTGTTTTCATACGCCATTCAGTTTTATAAGGCCTTCATAGCCCTGGCAAGATACATCTTTCTGCTCGCCAGCCCATTTGTGCCTCCGTTAATCTTTTTAGTAATACTCACCACCTTATCCGCATCAGCCAGCTCATTCAGCCCATGCGTCTCCCAGAACCACATCGTTACATCCACGCAAAGCTCCGGCTCCTCCAGCAGTTCCGGCTTCTCCAATACCGGCTGCATACTGTAAGACTGAAACTTCGAGTAGTTGCTTCGCCCGGTCAACTGGATGAATCCCCTGCCCTTATACTTGGCACCATCACCCTTATGCGTATTACCCAGCATCTTGCCAAGCTCTCCCTTCTCATACTTCAAGAAATAAGAGTCCTTCCCAAGCTCATGAGTATAGATCAGTTCACCGCTCTCATGCGCTATCTGGGCGAGAAAATGCGCCCACCTCAACTTCGTATCAATGTGATACTTCTCAGCCAGCTCGTTGAAGTAAGGCAGATACTTATCCACCCTCTTTCTGGCATTCGGCATGATTTTCAGAATCTGCTCCTTAGTTATTTGCTCCATTTTCATCATTCTGTTTATTTTTATATTCCTGATAACTCTTGAAATATGGCAAGTCCTCAATAAACTTAGCCGAAAGGATGTAATACAGGAAATCCACCAGTTTATACCAGGTAGTTCCCTTCTTCAAGATGCTCCTCCAGTTCTTCAAGATGTTCGTCCCGAAGAAATAGGTAGTAGCCCAACAGACATATTGCACCGCACTCACCGATTTGTGCTCACAGTGCAGCCACCGGCCCAGAATAAAGATACTCACCACGATCACAAAGAAGATTGCCGCCATCACAAAGCACATGCCAGCCTTCTTCCAATCCCATTTCTCACCATTAAACCTGGCCGCCACAAGTCCGAACAGAAAGTTCAACCCAAGTAGCAGCAACATAGCATAGATAAAATCCATAATCGGGCTGAGCATAGCAAGCACCGCCCCCAATGCCATCACAAAACAACCTCTAATATCATTCATGTTTAATTCGTTTAGCGCCCCACAACATTATGAAGACACTGCAAATTTAACCCATCCTCCCCAAACCATATTGATAAATAGCGGAATCTGAACGAAAAAAGAGAATACAAGCCCCAAATTTAGCCTGCATTCTCTTCTTCTGATAGTTTTCTTTTATATATTCTTAGGTATTATGGAATTTCCCACAAAGTAAACATTAGTGATTGAAGTAACCCCACGCCTTGCACTTGCCATAAGGGTTATCATCATCCCTCAGCCAGTTCACGGCAAGATCCACCATTCTGTCCATCATCTGCTCCTCGCTGTCCTCCGGGAACCATTTCTTCATCAGATTATAATTGTCCGAGTAGATCATGTTCAGCACCACGGCAAAATCCCATTGGTTATATGGTCGAATCTCGTCCTTCACCGTCTCATAGATCTCCTGAGTCTTGGCTGCTGTATAGTAAGGAGCACGATGTTCTACATCATTGTGGTCCTCAAACACCAATTTCTTGATCTGAGCCTCAGCAAAGAAGTCGTTGAAGTGGCCGTTACCCACTACCCCATAAATCTCCTTATACAGTTTCAGGAGATCATCTTCCTCGGCATGCATCGCCACAAACTTGCCGATAATCTTGGTTACCTGCACCATCTGTTCCGGTGTTGCATCACTCTGATATTTTGTGATAAGTTCTACTAGGTTCATATCATTCTTGTTTTTGTGATTTAACGAATTTGAAAATCTCATCCAGCTTGTTTTCCATCTTGTCGAGTCGCTGGTTAGTTCTCTGCTGGTCACGAAACGAAGTGTCCAGTTCTGAGAGAAGTTGATCACAGTCCTTTACGGTCTGCTCGAAGTCCGGCATCTTATTGATGATGTCGTTGGCTTGGTTCTTCAATGCGTTCACCTCGTTGATGATACTCTCCTTGCTACAGGATATTACAAGGGTGTCGCTGTATGCTGTTTGCTCAGTATCTACCACCGAATAGATGGCTTGCTTTCCATCCTCGGTTTGCACGTTCACCTTCACATTCCTAGCCCCATAGTTCGGCATCCCTGGCATAGCTGCCATCACGTTCGGCTTGCCATTCTCAAAGTCAGGGCAAGGATTGCTCGTCACCTTGCCTTGCTTAAATTTTCTGCTGGCTCTATCAAATAGATAGACTGGGAATCCAGCCTTCAAGTCTCTGAATATCATAATCTCTGAATATTTATCGTTTTAAGTATATGGGAGAGGAAGGAAAACATCCTGTCCCCTCCCACCAAATGATTCAGAGTAGGGAGTAAGCATCCACCAACTCCTAACTCCTAACTTCTAACTCCTAACTCTTAACTAAGCGTTACGGTCAGACTGTCAAATATGCTCAGGCTTCTAGCCTTTCCGCATACCACATCGTTAGCCTTTTGCGTCCGTCCTACACTGGCGATGGTCACAGCCGTTGGTAGGGCTGTCTGCCCTTGGAAGGCTGCAATCCATTTTTCCGTGTAAATCAATGGCTGTGCTCTCATCACGTTTCTGTTGCCCACTACAGGCGAAATGATGCTGATAGTCGCCACGATAGGCACGAACACCGTTGTGCCATTCAGGATAGGCAGCTCATAACTGTAGGTTATGCTTGCCTGTGGCTGCACGCTGCCATTCACGCAATAAGGTCTGCAAAGCTTCTCATTGTAAGTAGCTAAGACTGAAACTTGGTTGGCTACCAATGCTGTAGTAGCCAAGCCCACTGGAGAAATCTTGTTCATACCACTACGCTTCTGTTTCATTCTTTACTTTTTTTTACTGATAGCCACCTGCTACACCTGCGCCACATCCGCAACCGCCATTCATCAGATTGGCTAAGTAGATGTTCTGCTGCAACTGAGAGTTCTTAAACTTCAAGTCCTGAATCTCGTTGGCTTGCTCCTGGCTCCAATGCCCTGTCAAGGTATCGATGATACGCTGGGTGTTGTTCTCACCTGCACGGATGATGTCACACTTGTCTTGCTGCATCTGGAAACCGAGGTTCGAAGCAGCTCTTTCTATACCAGTGTTGGTATAGCTAAAGCCCTGCTGCATCTGGTTAATGATGTCCTTCTGGCCCATCTGGTTCTCATAACCCATACGGATAATGTTCTGCTGCGTCTGGCAGCAGCAATCCTTAAGCGCAATTGTCATCTGCAAGTCACCCTGCGAAATGGCGTTGATTACTCGCTCTGCCGAGAATCCTACCTGACCACCAAGCTGCTGGATGCCAGCCTGGATGCCACAGATAGAGTTTTGCAAGGCGTTAAAGTCACAGTTCAGATTGCTTGCCAACATCTTAAGGTCGTTGCCGTTACCCTGGATGGCACCCATCAGCAAGTTGCTGTTCTGGTTGTCTGCCATCTGATTACGCAAACTCTCGATTTGGCTCTGAATCTCTGCACGCTGCACATCTCCTGCATTGTCACGGTTGTTCCAGTTGTCGCCATACATCCACTTCATCACGCCCATCATCATCATGTAGGCAAATGGATTGTTCCACATGTCGGCATCGTCACGGTCACGCATCATAGCCGCCATTGCCACAGGATCATTGTTGCGATTTGCCATCGCTCCAAGCAAACCACCCATCATTGCATCGTTGCAACAAGAGGTTGTCTTAATTACTTCTTCTGCCATAATTCCTAAAGTAATAAAAGTTGTACATTCTGTTTATTCACACATGTAATCGATTACGGCAGCAAAGTTACTGATAATAGGCAAGTTCTTAGATAACTCTATCACACTTTCTTTTAGTGGCTGATTATCAACGTTTTAATATGACATAGACCCATATCAAAACCACCGTATGTATATTTTCGCAAGAATATTATGTATAATTTAAGGCAAAAATTGTGTGTTTTAGAGCATAAAAAAGAGAGAAGCAATCTCTCGCCTCTCTCTTTTTCTACTTGTTTCGTTTCAGTCTTTTCTTGATAAACTCCTTAACGTCCCATTTCTTGAAGAAATGGCTATGGTCCCCAGCGTTCCCCACGCTCTCCAGCTCACCATCAGCAATAGCCCTTCTTAGCGTAGATTCGCTGATATGTGCCTCCTTCTTCACCTGACCAGCAGTCATCATTGGGTTGAGAGCATACGGCAGATAGTTCTCACAAAGGTCTTCTATCTCATCGCTACTCATTCCGCAAGCAGTTACCTTCTCCCCTCTCTTCTCTTGCTCGTCTGCTCGAAAACAAGAATCCGATAACGATTTTAATAACACTCCCAAGGTGTGATAACCAAATAACTTTCCCATATCATTATAATCTAGAGATTAAACTTTGACAGCCCTTGCCTGAGAAATACTTATCGGCAAAACCATATACATAAAATATAATGGTCATTACAAGTATTACAACATTAGCTTCCACCATTTCGTTGGTGGTAAAAACATTCCAGTATACAATATGAATAGCATTTATCCCAAATAGGTAGATGATCATCGGAATACGCCATCTGTAGCAGAGCCAAAAGAATCTGCTCGCAATTATAAGCACAAGCGGATGGATGTAAACGGAAAAATAGATAAATGCTGCCGATACCCAATTCTCCTTAAACCATACGCACATTTCTTTTTCATGAGACGCAAATGTTACCATGCATGCAATATGAAAAAGCATGATAAACAGAGGCATCACTTCACAATAATACTTAAACCAAGTGAGTAGCTTTACGCTGTAGCCTCTACCTGCAAGGATAATGACGTTTATCATTTCGCTAACGTCCATGTCCTTAAACATTACTCTTGACAACTGTACAACACCGACTGATTGAACTAACCGATGGACTTCATCTTCTTCCTCTTTAGTCATAAATTCTTCTCCTTTTGTTTTTTGGTTTATTATTTGTTCTTAGTTCCTCATTCTTAATAATAAGGAAAGTTCTGCAAAAATAAACAATTCTGCACAAAAATATTTATTTTGAGCAATATTTCTATAGTTAAACTTTGCTAAAGTAACAATCTGTAAGCAAATTATTCTTGAAAGGCCTCCGGTCATACAGATTGCAGCTCATTTACTACGTACATCTGTGAGAATATTGATTGACCTATAAATAATAAGGTGTAGCCCTATAAAGAGTTACACCTTATTATATTTATACCCATCTGATCATAGCCTATTCTCCTAACATAGAGTTTACCATCCCTTCGATGGCTTCATCGGTCATACTCTCTTTGATGGAGGCATCACCGCCAAGCGATTTCATCAACATGCCTATCCAAGGATTGTCACTTTCCATGGTGGAATGTATTTGCTCCTTGTAAGCGGCATAAAGCTCGCCAGATTCCTTGAAATCCAAAAGAACCGTGCGTAAGGCTTTCACCACGTAGTTATCCATCAGCAAGGGATTATCCCTTGCCGATGAAAGTTTGGTAAGAAGCACTGCCAGTGCTTCATATAATTGTTTCTTCTTCATATTGTCTTATTCTTTAATTTACAAAGTCAGCTACTTAGAGTTCAAATATTTTAATTTATTTTATTATATTATAAATCGTTTCAGTTTTACAAAGAAATTAATTCTGCAGCATTTTTGTAATTTAATTTTCCGTTATTATATAATATAGAACCCTCAAGTAATATGTTTTTTAATATTCTAGCTTCTACAGGTGCCTTTATTAATGAATTTATAATGTATATTTTATTAGCATCGTCATTATTTATTAATTTTCCAAATATACCTCCTATAATTTTATTATCACCAACTTTATAACATGCATCATGTAATTGCAAACTACCAGCTATACAATTTTCTATTGTATTTTTAAATAAAGTTTCATTTGTTATGTCATTTGGAATTTCTACTTCTTCAACTAATTCAGAAGCTTGCATGACTATTCTGCTAGGTCTATCTTCTTTTGACATATCATTTATACATCTTACATTGCGTATTGTATTATCACAGCTGTAAACATTTATAGACCTTGGTATTTTCCTAACACCTTGAATGTATGAAATAGAATCCCAGTTGCCTAATTTCCTGTCAATTATTATTTCATCATTTTGCACACATCCAAAGCAACCTATATAAAACGCTACAGATGGTGCAGGAGTATTATAATAAGTATTATTACTAATAGTATTATTAACAAATCCACATGATACGGAAAGTCTATCCCCTATAACTGCGCCTAACCAAAATGTATTATTTCCTTTAACTTTAATTTTATAACTGTTATTTTGTTTAGTTACACTTTCTATCACACTCCAAGTTCCAACTTTATTACCCTTTAAATAATATATAATCATATTTTTATAATATGGTATAGCATCTTCTCCATCTTCAAATATATCAATTCCATCAAAAGTAACAATAGCACTATCTATAAAATCATCAGTTGTTATGATAGATGAAATTACACAGCTATTTCTATTTGGGGCATTTAAAGGTATTTTGCCATCTTTATATATAGTATTAACTGGAGTATAATCGAAACTAATATTTTCTTCAGCTATATTATAGAGTTTATTGTTTGAATATACATTATTAGAGTTTCCACTAAATCCATTTTTAATAACAAATTTTTTTGAAAGCGGAAATAAAGAAAATGAATTTAATATTCCAGTAATACCAGAAAGTATAGTATTGAAATGTATTATATTATTATATCCTCTTGATATTCTAATACTACTTCTACAATTAAAAGTATTATATTCAAAAATACTATTTTTAAATAAACCTTCTACACCAATTCCTGTTCCATTATTCATAAACTTACAATTTCTAATTGTAAGTTTAGAAAAATCATTTCGAGAAGTACTAATACAAGAAATAGAACTTTCTGTTTCATTAAATTTAACATTTTCAAAAAAAGAAGAAGAATCTTCTAATAAATTAAAACAATAACTGCCTTTACATGCTAAATCATGAATAAATACATTTTTTCCATTTATTTTTATAGGAGATTCAAGTGTTATCGTTGAATCATTTATAGAATATAAAGAACAATTATCATCAAGACTATAAGATTTTGAAGCATTATATAATGACTTAAATGATTTTGTTATATAAAATTCTGTATTTTTAAAATGGGATATAACTTCTAAATCAAAACGTGGATCAAAGCTAAATGAATGTATATTAAGCTTGTTGTTATCTGTTCTAAATAAGCCTGCCATATTACATGTCCCAACCTTTACATTAAATCCACCTGTTTTAGAAAAATCAAGCATAGGCGCATTATTTATTCCATCTTCTTCTCTGAATGAAGAAACTAGAGTTAGATAGTTACATGCTATTGTATATCCGTTAAATATTATTCGTGAATTAGGACTCATATTTAACGTAACATTTTGAAAATCCAAATTTTTCATTAGCATATATGATTCACCTCCATTTATTGTTATTATAGAACTAGATGGCTTCAAAATTTTAGTACCTATAGTTGCTTCTATTTGTTCTATTTTTCCTGTCAATTTTGTTTCTGTTGTTATACTAACAGGACTATCTATATTTTTTGTATTAAATCCGTATAAACAGTTTTCATAATCCCAACTTTCTACAATTAAACTTGGACTAGCTGCGGTTAATATACCAATTTCATCAACATATGTTGCATACGTATCAACTTTTCTGACTTCAACAGATATAGAGGCATTATCAGATAATTCTGTAGCGTTAAATACTACACTAGATTTTTTATATATTTTTCTATTTTTGTATTGCTCTTTATTGGTAAAACTGTTATAATATCCATTATTCTCAATCGTGTCATTAAATATTTCTGATTCTTTACCTTCTATATGGTAAATTTGTTTCGATAAGTCGCAGAGTTTATCACTCACGGCTTTCTGAGACATAACAAGTTCCTCGGAATCTCCAGGCTCTTGGGCAACACTCTCCTTGTCGAACTTCTTTGCCAATGCCTCATTCACAGAACTCTGGTTAGCCTTAAGATTCAAGGCATCATTCACCACCTTTTGGCTAACTACATTCCTTGTGCTCACGCCCAACTCCTGAGCCACTTCCAGCAAAGTAGAGCATACCCAGCTACTGCCATTCTCAGAATAAAGCACATTGATGCCCTGAGGAACAACAAGCCCCCCAAATCTCTTATACGTGCCAGCTACGGTTGCAAAATAATACATCTTGGCACCAATAGCCTTAGCTGGCACTGTATCAAGACCTGCCACGCCCATATACGTAGCACCCTTAAACAGTTTAAACTTCTCAATGATGCCAGTTATCAGCTCATCCCAGTAGCTATCCCTCTGTGCGTTCACGCACCAGGTTCCCCGATTAGCATTCCAGTAGTGCGCCCAGCCATCTATCTCAACATAGTCGCCAGCCACACCACCATTCGGGAACTTCTGGTTCACCTCATAGATGCTGCCGAACTCACCCTTGTAGTGAGGACTTGTTTTGTCTATATCATTAGCCATATTAATCAAATTTCAGATAATTGTTTAAACTTTTCTGCCAACTCAGCTTCCTTCTTGCTTACCAGGAAGATGGAGATGGCGCGATATACTATCAGCTTCTTTCCTTCCTCCCTCAGTGGCAGAATCAGCTTACCATCCTCCACCTTCTGAAAAGGAATATAAGTGAACAGCTCCACGGCATGGTCATACACCTTGCCGGTCTCCTCAGCATGATTGGCTTCATATCGCCCGGCAGTCCAGTACATCAGCACACGCTTACCAGTAGTAGGACTCACCGTAATCATACCCTTCGGCTTCTGAGGCGTTCCTCGGGTCCACCGGCACGCCTGCATCTGCGCCTCCCTGCTGTCCGGTTCCATCAGCGAAGTAAGCGTAGTAGGCCAGCTTTTCAGCCTCAGCGCCACAAGCCTCAGCCAGTCATCAGGAATCACCAGGCTGCCATGCCCATCAGTATATTGCGTCTGGATAGCATCATAGTCCTGTGCTCCCAGAGCATTCAGCGAAACCTGCACTCTCTGTGGCTCCAGCAGCTCCATCGGTGCCTGCAGCAGTATCTGCTGGGCAGCAGTCTCAATGGCCTGCATCATCTGATTATCCGAGTCATCATCAAAGATGTCATTCAGATCATCATGCTTCACCTCATCAATGGCGAGGCGCATAGCCTTCACAAGGTCACTCATCAATGCTTCCATATCGCAAAATTAATGTCGTTAAAAATTAATGTCAACACCCAGTTCCTTAGCCTTAGCCTTCACGCTGGCAGGCGATTTCAGCCCCCTGATGTCAACCTTAAACTCCTTCGCAAGATAGTTCTTGGCCTTCGTGATGTTGTCGAAATGAAGCACATTTGGGTCCTTCACCGCATCCATACCATCCATCGGCTTTCCAGCCTCCTGCTCCGGCTCTTCCGGCTCACTTTTGTCGATGATTCTCCCCTGCTGTGTCAACGGATGCTTCCTGATAGCCTCAGCCACCTGCTTGTTGTCAGTCATATAACTGTACACGCCAACCCCACAGGCTTCAAACTCCACATTCTTGATCAGTCCGCTTTGCAGAGCCACCGCAAAGATGAACATGCTGTTTGCTACAAATCTATACATATCTTTAGTGTTTATGGATTTTCAGGGATAGCGAGACTTTTGAAGCCTCAACTATCCCATCATTTTATATAGTAGAAAACTATCAGCGATGAATACGATTATGCAGCCTCACGGATCTGCTCGTCAGTAACACCGTCTGCGGTAAACTTAGGGCGAGATACACGTGCGTGAGCATCTGGGAATGTCAGTACCCAGCAGCTGTACTCCTCCATTACCACACCAGCGGTATTACGAATCAGGAGATCCTTGGCATTAAATTCATTGCGGCTCCATACACCGAACACATACTTATCCAGATAGCGAGCATCGAGGCAGAAGGCTCTACCTTCCATACCCCAACTGTTGAAGGCATCATGGCGATAAATCAGAATCTTGGTACCCATGCTCTCAAAGGTCTCGAAGTCAAGCTTCCAGCCCTGATAGTCCTTCTCGGTCTGAGTAATGATGCGCTTATTACTGCGTAGATTAGCGAATGCCTGATAAATAAGATTATCTACAAAAAGAAGCTTGGTACGGCTAGAATTACCAGCACCCTTCAAGATAGCGGCAATAAACTGCGTCAGCTCCTTCTCGCTGATCACATACTCATATACCTGCTTCTCCACCTCTGTCGTGCCATCAGTATCAGAATTAGCAACCTTCACCTTCACTTTCACCGGAACAAATTCACCCTTGTCATTCTTGGTCATTTTTGGCTCCCAGTGTCCAATCTGCAGGTCCTTGCCTGCCTCCCAGAAGATACCGCCCATAGTATAGGTAAGACCCACGTCCTTACCGCCATCAGTCATGGTACGCACACCAAACAGTCCGCTTCGCTCCTGACCATAGCGCATATCGTCCATTGCCATTTTTTCCTGTCTCGTAAAGTCCCATTTCACCTGGGTCTGAGACATACGGTTAATAAGAGACTCCTCCACCTGCATGATGAATCGCTGGCAGTACTGGAAGCTCTTGTTTGGCATAGAATAGTAAGAACCAGTCTCTACCTCCTTCTCGCCAGCAGCTCTACCGAGGCGCAACAAGACTGTACCTGCAGGAATATCCTCCGGAATATTACGGTTTCCTCGCTGTTCATTCTTTCCACCATTCAAGGCGTAACAGGTAGGATTACTGTCATCGTCACCCTTGATCACACGGAACTGCAGAGGTTTCAATTTGCTGCGAGTAGTTCCATCATCCTCAAAGCCATAGATGCCATCCACCATGATCACGTCACCGTTGTCAAAAGCGGTCGGATTCTCCACCTTCAAGGTCACAGTACTACCATTTGTTGTTTTCGTCACCTTCTCCGTCAACTTCGATAAAATTGGGCGCTGACCGATAGAATAATACTCTATTCGCACAGATTCAACAGGTGTCATCCTCTTCGATGCACGCAGAATCTGGTCAATCGGGCAACTCTCCAGCTTCATCTCTACCACGGTAGGGTTCACATAAGAAACATAGTAGTCGAAGTTACCCATTTTCTCCTGCTGCTCCTGAGAAGCGCCCTGCCACTGAGGACCCTTACCGCCCACACCCGGACCTTCAGTAGGACCAGTAGCACCACCGCCACCTGCACCTGCAGGAATTGCAGGAGGAGTTTCTGCCATAGCATAAGAGCTACCACCACTCAGAATCATGACGAAAATCGCCATCATAAAACCAAACCATTTCTTAAATTTTCTCATAATCTATACATTTAAATTATTAACTATAAATTCTTAACTATCACTACATGCCGACCATCGAGCTATATACCTGCTCCGTCCGGCTCTTCTCGCGAGGAAGCGAAGCCTCACCGCCACCACCATTGATGTTGATGTCCTTCTTGCCACCTCTGCCAGCGTGCAGTTGCTTCTGCTGATCAATCTTCTCGTTCTTGCCACGCTTGTAGCCTCTGTCCTCAGCATCAGCCACAGCCTTGTCGAAGTCCTTGATCTGGAAGAGCCTCAGGAAGTCTGCCTTCTTCAAGCCATACCGGGCAGCTCGCCAAACGAAACCATCGTCATCACGATCCTCGCCATCCTCGTTGCGTTTGTAAAGCCACTCTATCAGGTCCTTGATAGCCTCAGGCTTCATCTTCGCCTCCTTCAAGGCTGCATCCAGCTCCGCATCCTCCTCTATCATGGCCTTGGCAAGCGCCTCCTTACCTTCGGCAAGCTTCTTGCCAGCCTCCAGTTTGTCCCTTTCGGCCTTCTCCAGCCGTTTCCGAGCCTCAGCATCACCATTGCAGGCATCCACGAAGTCCTTACCCATAGCATCAATAAGATAACCAACGAAGCTAAAGTCGCTGCCATCCTCGTTCTTTTTGGTCAGCATCCCGGTAACAAGACCTGGTGCCTGAGGGTATTCCTGCAGCATCTGGTTGAAACCATCCATCTTTTGCTTATTCTGGTCATAATGGTCGTAATCGGTCGATAATTGGTTATAAACGGCATCTTCATCGTTCATATCCAAGTCAGGATAACGACTCGCCAACCGCTCTCGAAAAGATTCTCTCTTCGATTTAACTCCTTGATTATTAGTACTTTTCTCTGCCATATTCAAACATTTTAATATTTGTGTGCTAAATTAACGAAAAAATCGCATAACTTTTTGATAAATTCAGCAACTCGCTATATTAATTTTGTTTCCGATGAAACATGTAAATTCTATATCCCAGATCAAGATTGATAGAGACCGCGAAATCATACGGCTCTATCAGCAGGCGAAGCGGATGGTCGAATGGCCAACCACTACGGCTAAGATATGCGAATATGTTTCCCAGATGCCTACTCCATGCTATTATCTCTCCTTTGATGCTGCCTATAGATATGTAAGCAAGAGGCTAAAGGGGATAATACCAAAATGTGGTAAATACCAGCAGCAGAAAAAAGCACTGCTCGAATCCTTCTACGATGATTTTCTGTTGATCTCAGAACACGAGCGATCGCAAGGCAGGCAAAAAAGCGTCTATCTACTCGTAGAAATCGCGCTGGAACGTCCTGCGCCCTGCCTGGGTCTAACGGCAAAATACATACAGGAAATCATTTCGGCTCACGTCCGGACAATCAGTTCACCATTCATCACCAAATAAAATACTCACTCCTATGCGTACATTATATATTACTCTCATCATTCTGATATTGATGGTATTCGCCATACCATTCCATTCTCTCTTGGCAGTTTCGCCAACATCACCCCTCTATTCCCACTTCGTCTATATGTTTGGCCACGCCAATCTGATGCATTGGGCTATCAATGCCTGGTGCCTGCTCATGGTACACCGTCTGTTCCGTCTCCATCGCCTCCTGGCATCATGGCTCGGCTCTGTTGCCCTCTCCTTCATCTACTATCCGTCACTCCCGGTATTGGGCGTATCAGTCATCATATCGTTCTTCATGGGCTTCTCGTCTCCATGGCTCTACCGGTTCAAGCGCCTGGAGTTTTGGCAGATGATCATCCTCCTGTGCATCGGCTGCCTCCTGCCCCATATAGCCGGCATATACCACCTGATTCTCTTCCTCCTGGGCTTCATTTATGCCAAGGCAGAAAGCTTTCTGCAGCAAGCCAAGAATCTCCATATATAGGCATAGTAACAGCAGGAAGAGCAAATCATAAAGTTCAAAGTTCAAATCTCAAAGTTCAAAGTAAGTAAATAATGCCAGTAGCAAAATCTTCATTAAAGGTACGACCTGAGCAGCAGATTTCCGATAAGAAGCTCAAAGAGATTCTTGCCGAAGATACGAGGAGATTGAAAAGTCTCTTCGCTACTTATCGTCCCATTACTGGAGAGAACGCCCCAGGCATTCGCTTCGAGTGCCAGATGCCCGATTTCCTCAAAGGAAAGAAGCTTTGGCTCCCGGTAGAAATGTTGAAGGAAAAGAAGTTCTGCGCCATCATCAAGTGCGGTTCCATCCAAGCCTTCGTTGAGAAGTACATGGCAGACTATGATCCGGAGAAGGCACGGGATGCCATCTTCCGCTATCTCATCCGTCTCCGCTGCAAGCACGATTTCTACTTCTTCGCCTACGCCTATGCCCGAATCAAGAATAAGGATGGTGGTGATGATATACCGTTCCTCCTCCGCAATGCCCAGGTTAAGCTCATCAAGGTATTCGAGCAGCTGCGCCTGCACAGCCAGTACGGTTACATCCGAGTCATCCTTTTAAAATGCCGCCAGTGGGGAGGATCCACAGCTACCGACATCTACATGGCTTGGCTGCAGATCTTCTGGAAGACCAACTGGAACAGCAACATCGTGGGTCACCAGTCTTCATCTGCCACCCAGGTATTCGATATGTACGAAAAACTCATCAATGCCATCCCTACATGGCTCTTCTATGATATTGGTGTGCCGTTCAAGAACGACCCTCGCAAGATCAAGACCTCTGGAACCATTCAGAACATCAAGTATCTCATTCCTCGCGATTGCAAGATACAGACTGGTTCTGCCCGAAACCCAGAGTCTTGCCGTTCCGGTGATGCTGCTCTCGCACATATCACGGAGGAAGCCTTCTTCCCGAACACCACAGAGTGGACCCCGGCAAAGGTTATCAAGGCTGCATCATCATCTATCCAGCCTGACCCTCTTACCTTCATCGTCCGTGAGTCAACACCTAACGGCCGTGAAAATGAGTTCCATGATGCCTGGGTGAAAGCCAAGTCTGTGGATAAGGATGGCAAGCCTATGTCTGCCTACACCCCAGTATTCGTTGCCTGGTTCGAAATTGAGAAGTATGTGCTCCCATTCGCCTCCGAAGACGAGCGTGCCGACTTCGCCATCTGGCTTTGGAAAAACCGATTCGATGAGCAGGGTCACGGCAAGTACTACTGGTGGCTCTACGAAAAGGGTGCATCCTTCGAAGGAATCCACTGGTACATCGAGAAATCGAAGGAATACGAAACCCTTGATGATATGCGCCAGGAGTTCCCATCAGATGATATTGAAGCATTCCTCTTCTCCGGTACCACAGTCTTTGATCCGTACAAGCTCAACATCATGGAAGAGGATTGCAAGGGCATAGAGCCTATCATGGTAGGCGATATAGAAGGAGATTCCTACGATGCTGCCGATCCAGCCTGCATGGAGAACATCCGCTTCGTTGAACGTTCTGGTGGACCGCTCAAAGTCTGGGCTGGTCCCGACAACTCCGAGAATGTCACCCACCGCTACATAGTAGCCTGCGATATTGGTGGCTCTCATAAAACCTCCGACTTCTCAGATATAGTAGTCCTCGACCGCTACGATGAAATCTATGGAGGCGTACCCGAAGTAGTAGCCGAGTGGCATGGCCACTGCGATGCCGACCAGCTGGCGATGCGATGCGCCCAGATAGCCCATTTCTACAATGATGCCTTTCTGGTCGTAGAGAACAACACCGCCTACTCGCGCATGAACAATACCGAGGGCAATCAGTCTGAGCTGTTCTTCCCTATCCTCATCCCACTCTACAGAAACCTCTACAACTCTTCCCACAGCAAGTTGCAGAAGAAGAAGTCCAAGGAGCTGAAATGGGGATTCAACACCAACAAGAATACCAAGGTAGCGGTAATCAAGACGATGGCAAGAATCATCCGAGACCAAGGCTATATGGAGCGTGAGCCAGCCGCCATAGACGAGTGTACCTACTACCTCTACTATCAGCAGAACGACTGCTACGGAGCCATAGCCGGCAAGCACGATGACCGAGTAATGGCAAGAGCCATAGCCCTCTATGTAGAGAAGGATATGCCAGCCCCGGAAATCCTCCCATTCCGCACCAAGGCCGAGATAGAGCGCGATCGCCTCCGCCACCGCCCTCCATCAGTACCGGAGTTAGCCGGCATAGGTGGCAGCTAAAATGCCCCCTTCCAGCGAATAGCAGCTCCCTCGCCCCCTCTAGCCCCCGTTCCGGTCGATTCCATCGGCTGTCCCCATATAGTATTAACAATAAAAAAGAAGAAAAAAATGAAAAATTCGTATCAATCTCATCTGCGTCAGTTGCTAGTAAGCATCTACACGCCATTTATCACTCGTATCGAACTCTTTAACGCCACCCGAATGTGGCGAAAAGGCGTAAAAGCCACCCTTGCCAAGTACAAGGAAGGAGGTGCCCCACGTTTCTACATGCTCTACGACCAGTCCCACAAGGATTGGGCCATCATGACCTACGACCCCAACCGCAAGCAGCTCCTTTCCTACCGTCGCCTCGTCCAGCTAGGCAAGTGGAAGGCCACCCGCTATTTCCACAATGTAGAAGACATCAAGAAGGAGTCCTACTACTACACCCCATCCAAGTGGGGCGCAGTCGGATGCGATGCCGACAACAAGGTGCGAGAGCAGAAGCTTCGCCATTGGCAGGAATACTACATGTGGCGAGTTTCCATCCCGATGCAGAAACTTCGCGCCTACAAAAAGAAGTACGGCCTCCACTAAATCATTTTTAGTGGAATAAACACAGAGAAAAATAGGAGCACAAAACAAAAAGAAGAGGAAACTTCACAGCTTCCTCTTCCCTATAAACAATCTTTTAACCTTTAACTAAAAAAATAACCATAATTACATAATCAACTAACTATAAACCTATAAACTAACAATTAACTAATAATAAAACATTTTAAGTATTTATTTATCAACTAAGAACGATTTCCCATAAATATCTAAGAAGCAGAAGGCAAATCAGCCAGATTATCCAGTCCGCTACCCGAATCCTTCAAGTGTGCAGCACTAGCTCCACTCGCCTGCTGTCCATCCCCTGCAGGCATCTGACCGTTAGCCATCATCTGCGCCTCCATAGCCTCCTTCTGTTCCATTTTCTCCTTCAAATACTTGCGTATTCTGTAGGTTCCAGGGAACTTGCCGTTTGTCAGCATAGTGTAGGCATCAATATCGCCATCCTTCTTCAACTGCCAGAGCAGATCAGCAATCTGGTCTCTGATGGTAGCAGAGTAGCTATCCAAGTCCATGGCAACATCCAGGTCCATATCGCGCATGGTTTCCGGATTGAAGTAGGTTCTGTAGTCATCACCCACCAGTTTCACGCTGTCATGCTCTGTACAGAACTCCTGAATCAGATAGATCTTCACCTTTGCCTCCCTCAGCTTGAAGCAGTTAAAGCTCTCCACGAAGTCAGTCACCGAGGTAGAAGCCGATTCCCTCTCCAGCTGATACTGCTTACCGCTGGTATTCCGGTGTACACCCTGCAGCGCTCCCTGCACACCACTACCCTCACCAGCCATCGTTTTGGCAAAACTGATCATAAACTCCACACCTGCCGGAATGCCTTTATTCATAAGCACCTCGGGTTTCTCTCCGCCCTTACTACTATCCCAGTGATATTCACCATTGGTCTTGTTATAGTTGGCTCTGTTCTCTTCAGGAGAAACCTTGTCACTCACAGAGGCATCATCAATAAGCAGCGTACCCTTCGCACCATTAGCCACCACGAAGTTAATCATCATCATATAATGATTCAGCGTGCGCTGGTTATTCTCAATGCGCATGATGAAGCTCTTCACCTCACCCTGTAGGCAAGGATATGCCAAAAACGAATAGGGCTGAATACTGCATCTGTAGCCATCTCTCAGCACATAGTATGGAGATTCCCTTGCATCGAGAAGATAGCCGTTAGGTGTCAGGTATCTGCGGTACCAGAAGGTTTCCACCTGCGGCTCATATTCTATCAGATCCAGTTTCTCAGGATCCACATAGTACATCGGCTCTCCGTTCTCATCCAGCACCGGCACACCGTTTTCATCCATCATCACGTTTGCACGCTTCCGGCTCTCATTCTCGGCATCCAGCTCAGCCATCACGTTCATCGGCATAAATCCTGCATCACCCTTTGCCCGGTCATGTACCCAGAGCGATTGCCTTGATTCCTTGGTCCAAACCTCTATCACCCTGTACTTACCCTGAATGGAAGAATGCAGGAAGTCTTCCAGTCCGGTCAACTGAGCCGAACCGGTAGGCTGATAACCCTGTTCCGGAGAATAGTGCGATTGGGTCTGCAGATAGATCTCGCTCAACTGATCAGCCTGCGCCTTGCTGCCATCGGTAAACTTCTCCAAGATGGCTCTCCAGGTCAAATCATGTGCAATACCGAAAATCTCAATATCACTCAGATCAGGCTTGAAGAAAGGAGGTATGGCAAGCTTGAAAATATCCACCTTGTCATTGAAGATACCTTCTCTGCCATCCCTTCTTTCCCAGATAGTCCTCATACCTATCAAGCCATACACACAGAACTCATAGAAGAGTCGCGCATCCATTTCCTGACGGTTATTCAGATTGTCATTCTGCCTCAAATACTCGTTAAAAAAACTGATATAGTCCTCCTCGTTCGGGTCCACGGCAGAACAGCTGGCAGTTGCCCTCTGCTGACGAACCAAGCCCACAAGAGAGATAAGCTTATCGGAAATCACATCATATTCCAGTATCGGCATACCCTGCATTTCCATATACTGGCGGATAGTAATCTTCCGTCCGTACCACTCTATCTTCTCCTCCAGCTGTCTGCCCATCACGAAGTCCTGGGCACGCTTCCAGCATTTTCTCAGCTCAGCCATGTTGTCGAAGTAATAGCATAGCCATTGCAGAAGCTTAAGAGTGGATTCGCTCACCCTGAATTTCTGGGTACTCACACCTTCCAGCGAGTTCGGACCAGCCTCAGCATAGTTCGTTATGTCATTTATAACCGTATGATTTGCCATATTCTTTAATTTTTCGCCAAAATTAAGCCTTTTTCGCCTATTCTTTTTGATAAGTTGCGCAACTTATCAAACTTTTCTCGCTTTTTTCTTATAATTTTGTCGCACGATTCATTTAAAAACGTTTTTATCATGGGTAAATCAATCAATGTTCACGAAGCCTGCATCATCACAAAGGATGATAAAGGCAACCTCTCTCTTGTGGGGAAGGCGAAGGAAGCCCTCACCTCCTTGCAGAAGAATAAGGTATCTGTGCACGTCCTCCTCTACGATAGCAAGAAGGATGACGTTGAAAAGTTCCTCACCGACAATAATGTTCCTTTTGCCTCAATCATCACGAAGGAGGAAGCCAAAGAGGAAAAAGAGGATAAGAAGACCGAGCCGGATGCCACGGTGGTTCCTAGTTCCAAGTTCGTAACGCTCGATGGCGATTGGCAGTGGTGTCTCGATCGCATCGTACAGCGTCTATGGGGCAAAAAAGAAAAAGAAGCCCCCAAAAGCGAACAGGCTAGCATGGACGAAGCCATGAAACGCTACATCAGCTGGGCTAGGCCAGAGAAGAAAAGCCAGGGCAATACATCTATTGCAGGTAGTTAATTCCGCTCCAACATCTTCAAAATTCAAGAAATTATTTTATTTGGAATATAGACTTTACAAAAACTATCAAAGGGACTCGCTGTGAAGCAAGTCCCTTTTTCTTATTAATTCAAGTTTCGCAAGTTTTGCCCCACACGCCCTGAAAGGGCAGAAGCTCCTAGCCCAGGGCAACGCCCTGGGTAATTACGGACGCAAAACTGTCGCCCTGTAAGGGCAAAAGCTTTAAAATATTTGGCCAAAGCCTATTTTCTGAAAAATAGAACATTTTTCCGAAAGAAGTGAAGTAGCCCGAAGGCTACTCCATTCCGTTCAGCGTATTAAGCAGCTCCTTTCTGGTCTTGCGGATCTCCACCATTTTGGCAGCCCCATTCGTACCATCCATCTGCTTCTTGGCCTTATTCATCTTCTTCTTGGCAGCAGAGATAGCCTTTCTAGCAACAAACAGTCGCTTGTTGGTCTTACTGTTCTTGAAGGCATTAGCCTTCGCCTTATCAATATCCTTCAAGCGCTGATACTCCTGATAAGTCTCCATGGTTCCGTTCCAGGCGTTCTGTATTCTCCAGTCCTCCGTCACGTCCTCAGCCTTAGCCGCCATCAGATACTTGCTTTCAGCCTTCTCCATTTCCTTCAAGTCTTCATCACCGTTCAGATACCCCTGCACCATGTCCAGAGCCTCTTTCTGGGTGAAAGCCTTGTAGTCACTCTGCGAGAGGAATTTCTTCATCTTCTGGCGCATCTTCTTCTTCTCCGTGATACTCTTGGCAGCATCAAAGCGTTTACTAGCCTCCTGTAAGGAAGTCACTCCATCGCTCATTTCTGATGCTTCCAAAGCCTTCACAGAAGAAATCGCTGCTTTCAGCTGCACCTCTGGATCAATACCATTTTGTACACAAGCGTTGTAAGTCATGGCTAATCCTTGCTTGTCCTCTGACATGATGAAGGTTTTGAAATAATCTTGTGCCTTATATCTGGAGAATCCCTTGGAAGAAGGGAACACCAAATCAAGCATCTTAAACTCCTTATCCTTTTGAGTTGGAACGGCAAAAGGAATATAGTAAGAAGCAAGTTTCGGTATCAAACCAAGATTCTCACCATACTTTCTCTGCATTTCCTTATCACCATAATCAGGTGACAAATACCATTTATAAGTATCTATCATTCCCCTTAATAACGGACTAGCCTTTCCATACATGCGTCTAACCATAGGACCAGGAATAGCAAAGTTATCTTTGGCATCAAAGAACAACTCTGGTATCTCTCTGAATTGCTTACCATGACGGATATACATTTCTGTTCCATCAGCATAGCGACCCATAAAGATTTTGCTCTGTTGTCCAAGGCTATTGCCACGCATCAGGTAGTCATACCAGTGCATCCCATCAGGATATGCTAATTCGTATGGAGACTTGTAGCTAGGATTTGTCTTGCGTATCTCATCAGCCTTCTCCTTCTGCTTTTCTTCGTCCCATGCACGCATTGCTGCATTAACCAATTGAGATAAACCTTCATATCCAATCATGAAACCGATACCATAGCAAAGGAGGCCTGATTTTGAACGTGACAATCTCAGATAGTCTTCTTTTGTCATTTCACCTCTTCCAAGAACATGCTTGTAATATTCCCAGAAGTTCTTGATGCTAGCCTCATTCCAAATTGATCCGTAGCCGAAGATAGACAATGCGTGTCTAGTGGTTGAGATAAGCCAGTCCTTTGACAAGAAGATGAAATCAAGAATTGTTTGCATCTTTTTGGAGATACCAAGCACATCGAAGTGCTGACCTCCAAACATATCATTCACGAATTGACCATCTTCGTCCAATGCCTTATTCAGCATATCTTCATCCCAATCCATTTTTTTGGCTCTTTCCCTTGTACGCTCAGCACGTAGCTGATAAGTTGCCAGTTTCAAACCATCATGCAGATAACTCCATAGAGCTACATCAAGTCCCTTCTGAGACATTCTCAACAACTCTGTTGCAACCTCCAAAGGGAAGGTAACGGAAGAACCTGCCTTCATAGCCACATTGCCCTCCACTAACTTGGAATGAAGTTTTGCCACATAAGAATGCACCTTATCATAGAGGTTTTCTATATCGGCTGTTGCATAGTCAGAAGTAGAACCAAACTTAACCAAATGTTTTGCAGCCTCCTTGAATACCTCAGGATTAGCAAAGGTAGGGAGTTGATGATTTTTGGCTGTATCAGCAATGAGATACTTCATAAAGTAAGCCATAGCTTTTGCAGGTCCAAATTCAGCAGAATTTTGAACAGCATACACCTCGGTCAAAGCTCCAGCATGGAATCCAGAGAATCCAAGTTCCAAGGTTTTTGCTATACTCATGGCATTTTTGATACCCCTCAAATCCGCAACCTATAGGGTTTAGTGGGATTTTGCTTGCAAAGCGACAAAATTCATTTTATTGTACATATTTCTTGCACAACAGAAATGTCGCAGACACAAAATCCCCTTACCCCATAAAGCGACTTGAGG